GTTAGCGCGGCACGGGATCACGATGGCCCCCCTACCCCCCCGGTTATTTGCGAAGGCCGCTCAGCCGGCATTGGATAGCCATCGACACCGACGGCAATCAATCGCCTACCCCCTTCAAGCCGGGCCTTTGTCGCGTCATGATGAGGACGGCAGAGCGACTGAAGGTTATCCAAGCTCCAGAACAGGACAGGATCGCCACGGTGTGGCTCGATATGATCGACGGTATTCGCCGGGGTATCAATCGAGGGGTCCATCTGTAGGCAGAAGCGGCATAGTGGTTGCTTTGTGAGCTGTAGGTGGCGCAGTACACGCCAGCGACGGGTATGGTACCAACGCCGGTATTTGGTAGCGGCCGGGCTACGGCTATCTGGCATCAGCGAGGCCGGACGACAGGACGGACAACCGCGGCGATCATCTGCCGCGTTTTCTGGCAGAGGCGGCATGGCTGATGTGGCCGTCTTACCGGCGGCGGAGCAATAGTAGCGGGTTGTCGTGCGGGCAACCGGCTAGCCATCGGGCTATTCCATCGCCGGGGATAGAGCACTGGGCTACCGCTGAGGCTGGTTAGGTGGCTGGTTAGGTGGCTGGTTAGGTGGTTGTTGGGGTTGCGGAGGTTGTCCCGGTTGGGACGGCGGCGTCGGCTGATTAGGCGGGTTTGGGTGCTGCGGCTCGGGGTGTGACGGGTTCGGTGGGTTAGGATCGGACATAGATTTTGCTCCCGAGAAATTCGGTTAACGGCTTCGGTAGCGATATCGGTAGATCACCGCGGGCGCAAACCGCGAATGATGGGAAATTTCCCTACTCGAACGGGAATTTGATGTCAATAGGTAACGGACTTGTCTTTGCGTCGCGGCCGACTATTTACGGGCTGGCGAGGCTAGCATTCGGGTCTAGCCGCTCGCTACTGGCGCCTCGTTTGATAACCCCCCGGTTTGACACGAGGCGCCTTTTTTTGGCTTCATCATTCGACGAGCCCAGAATTTCCTTTCTGAGCCGCTCAATCGGCCCACGACAGCATCTCGTGACATTTCTGCAACGGATCCGGGTGGGCTTTCATCGCAGCCCCGGAACGAACAGAAAGACGGTCAACAGCAGGGCTGCGATCCAGGCGAGCCAGCCGCTGGCCCAACCATAGGGTTGCGCGACCGGCAGAAGGGCGAGGAACCAGAGGAACAGATCCACCACCAGCAGGATTTCAATGATCATCGCAACATCCTCTCGATATCGGCCGGCGTCGGATAGGCTGTCGTAGAACTATCCCACGGCCGGGTTATTTCCTCGCGGTAGCCGATCAGGCGTTCCGCGGGTTGCGCCCTCGGCTTTGGCGGCGGCTCCCAGCACGACGGAAGGTTTCCCCGATTACGCAGCCGGCGATAGAGCGTGAGGAGCTGGTCGGTTGACAGCTTTCCGAGCGCATCGGCATTCGGCATCGTATCGAGCCGCGCGAGGTAGACGAGATTGGGGATCGGCGCGCGCGGCAGCTCGTCCCACACAATGCAGGCGTATTCGACGCCGTGGCGTTTAGCGACGACGAAATAGGCGGGGCGGTTAGTCATCGGCCGCCGCTTCCTCCTTAGCCGCCTGACGCGCCGCAATTTTTTCCCTGATTTTACGATCGTCCGCCGATCGTTCGAGGATCGCTTTTTTTACGTCATCGAGTGTCTCGAACGAGCTTCCTCCGTAGGTCAGTTCATGCCAACGGCCGCCATATTGGAGGAACGCGGTTCCGTTCGCCGAAATTTCCTCGATGAATACCGGCTCGCGATAGTCACCTAAATCGCGCCATCCCAGGATCAGATCTTCCTCGACAAAGATTTGGTCTTCACCCTCTTCCTCGGACATATAAATCACCGTAGCGAGGGTCGCATCGGCGGGAATAACGGGAGCCGTTAAGCGCTCGACATCATCCTCGGAATAATACCCCTCGTATCTCTCGCCGTCAGTCGTAACATAGACTGCCGGCTTATAGGAGGGTTGCCGCTGGCCGGGTATGACCCGCGCAACGATATCGAGGTTAATCGAACCGCGTTGGGTAGCAATAAAACGCGCCATTTAATCGGCCCCTTCACTCATCGGGATTACCGGTCGCGAGTAGCGGAGAAATTCTTGAAGAGACCACTCCACCGGCTGACGGGGTTATTCGGGGAACACCAAACCCAGGACACTCGCCGTCTTGTCCCTCGTCGCGGCTCGCCCCCAGCTTCACCGCAACATCGAGCATGACCCGCATAACGATCTCGGCGCGTTCGCGGGTTTCGTAGCATTTGGTGATAGTTTTGCCGTAATGGCACGGACAGGTCCGGATCACATACCAGCCGGGTGAGCGATGCCGGCCGATACCCGCAATCCCGTCCTGATCGACGATAGCCAGCCACTGGCCGGAATTGTGGTTATCCTTCATCACCGGACTCCGAGACGCGGAGATAGCGCGGCGCAATAGAGCTATCACTTTGAGCGTAGCGAGATGCTGCGCCGGTTAGTGATAGAAGGATCGTCATTTGTTTTTCGAGCGCCTTCGCGATCCGCTCTAGCGCATCGGCGATCCGCTCTAACTCGACCGTTGGTGAAGCCGCGCCGAAGCGCGGCCCCTGTTTCACCGTTCACCGTTCACGAACTGCTGGACGCGGGCGGTGCTACGTAGACCGGCCCGATTCCGGGGTAGTTGACGATGATATACGGCGGCGGCTGTATCGGCTGCACCGGCCAGCCGCCTTGTCCCTGTGGCGGCGGTACAGGAGTCGTCGGATCGCCGGGGTGCGGCGGTTCCGGCGGTCGAATATCCGGTGGCACGTTGGGCGGATAGATCGGCCCGCCGCCAACAACCGGCGGGATCGGGTGCTCGGGATGACCGGGCCACCACGGAGGCTGCTGACCTCCGCCGCCGCCGGGCGGGTTGGGCCACACGGTCGGCGGGATCGGATGCTCGGGGTGCCCTGGATACCACGGCGGTTGACCACCACCTTGACCCGGCGGCATTGGGCCGCCGCCGACCTGGAGTCCAGTGACCGTGGCTTCTCCGATCAAGACCACGTTCTGCTGTGTACGGCTGTATTTGTCGTAAAGTACACCACTGATAGTAATTTCGACTGCGGCCATTTCCTCGTCCTCCTTTAGATGGAACTACGACTATCGTAACGATGGCGCGAACCGAGCGCACGCAGGCTAGTGACGGTCCACCGTCGCGCCGTTTTCGGATGGACATTCCAGAACGCGCCGAGCGCGGCCCAGCTTACATCATCGACAATGACAGCTTCGAGTATGGTGACAGCGAAGCTGCCGATCGCGCTTCGGATCGCCGCGAGTTGCGCCATTGCATCGACGCGGCGCGATAGCGCGTCATCCGACGATCCACCACCGCCGGCGCGGTCCCAGGCGTGCACCGGCATCGAGGTCGAGCGGACCGCTTCGATGATCGAGCGTAAATTGTGCGCCGTTCTCCATTCGCCGGGCGACAGCGTACCGTCGAGGAGTAGCGCGTCGAGGCGCGAGCGGCGGCGCCAGAACGGCCGAAAGACGCCGCGGTCGATCAGCGGCTCGTCCACCGCGTAGTGCTGTGTATAGTGGACCGATGGCGCTGTCATCGCCAGCCTCGTAGCGGAATATCCCACTGGTGAAGTTGCGCGAGCACTTCTGTCACCGAGTGACAGATTGCGATATCGCGCACCGCTCCGGTGGCGCACAACATCGGAAATACGTCCTCCTGGCCGACGAGGATGCGGGGGCCGCCGCGACGCGTTCTGACGGTGCGCGTCTTCGACAGCTTTCCCCCAGGCCGTTTGAGTTCGATCAGCCACACGCCGTGGAACAATACCCAGAGATCGGGTAGGCCGCGCTTCAAACCGATCCGCGAGTGTCGCGCTTGCTGCTGCGCGCTAAGTACCGAGGCACCAGCCGGATAGGTAAACCAGAACGCCGGCGGCAGCAGCAGCCGGTCGAGCGCTTGGGCGCAGGTTTCGTGAATATCGCGCTCCAACGGTTCGAGCGACCGCTGCCGCTGATATCGCGGCTGCGGCGGACGCTCGAACAGCTCGGGTTGCACGGCGGCGAAAGTCATGCGGTTCCGGCGACGTCGTAGGTTCCGGGTATTTGTGCGCGGGCCTCGGCGAGCGCGTCATCAACCGAGAGCGATTTGCGCGGCCGGCCTCGACCGCGGCGCAGCGGTTGCTCGGCGAACGGCTTCGGGCGTCCGACAATCGGCATCGCTTCCGCTTCGGCACGATGCAGCGCAGCTTCACCAAGTGGCGTGTCCGCGAACATGCCGAGCGCGGCGCGATACGTGTCGAGCAGCGAATAGCGAGAGCGGCGCGCGTCGGGCTCCATGCGCCGCTCGCGAACGATCTCGCGCAACGTCGTCGTGTCAAAGCCGGCGTCTTTGGCTTCGCGGTAGATGCCGCGAATATCGTCGTTCAGATGGCTTCGCTCTTCGTGCAGGCTCATCACACGATTGGCGTAGGAGCGCAGCGCGGTCGCTTGCTCTGGTGACAGTGCGGTGTCGTCAGTCATCGGTGAAGTTCCTCTTGGTCGTGTTTAGTTCCGGCACCGTTAAGATCATCGAGCGATTTAGCCCAGAGCCACAAGTCGCGGAGTTGTTTTCGTTCCGGCTTTGGCATAGCGCGCCACGATCCTGCTTGCTCGGCGAGCGCGGCGATCTCCCAGGCTTGCTCCCGCGCTGCCCCGTCGAGCCGCGCTGCTTTCGCGTTAACCGCGGCATAGACGTTGCGGAACTTGGCCGATACCACGGCGATTTTCCGCGCTTCCGGGTCGCGAACAAATTTCGGCGCTTTGCCGATGAGGGCGGCTGTCGCCTGCTTGACGAGGGCGCTGACCTCGGCTTGCTCGGCTTCGGACGGTGGTCGCGGTTCCTCACGCGCGCCCTCGCGCGTGTGCGCGGAGCGCCGATCCCTAAGATTATTTTTAGAACTTACTTTTGGCTCCGCATTAAGCGGAGCCCCTTCTTCTAGGCTAGTGGTACTTAGAGGCTCTTGGGGCTTAACCCCGGGGTTAACCGGGGGGTTAACCGAGCCTGATTTTCGTCCGGGATTACAAAGGTTTGGGTTGCCTCCTAACTTACCGTTTTTTTGGTTTATTTTTTGCCTTTTGGTGTCTCGGACCATTCGGCGGTTAAAAATCCGGCCTCTGCGATCGCAGGAGAAGACGCCCGCTGCGTGTAGCTCTGCGAGTGCTGATTGAACCGCCGCTTCAGGTGTCCCGGTCAGTTGAGCGAGATCCGTCGTGGACAGCGGCCTCCCAGACACAAGCACGTACCCCGTGGGGGTCGCCTCTGCTGCGATGCAGAGCATTTCCATCCAGAGACCTCGGGCCGCTAGCCCGCAGGACCGGATGCATGGGTCGGATCGCCAGTCCGCCCAAAAAAATTTAGTGAACGTGACGCCCGGCATGGCGTCCTCACTTTTCCAGTTTGCGCCAGCAAACCCCGCAGAAATATCGCCACGCCTTGTCGTCGTTCATTCGGGCGCAAGCGATCTCCATCGCTTCTATAACTTCGGTTTTTGACAGCAGACGCAGGAACCGTCTTATCGCTGGGCGCGTGCTATCGAGCAGGGTCCACCCCTCGAATGCGCGCTCATAGACGCCGATCACTTCTTCTATAGCGTCATCCTCTACGGCGCGCCGGTGTTGCAACATTAATTCGTAGGCTTCAGCCTGCTCGATACGTTCCTGAATCAATTCACGCTTAAGGGTTAAATCGCCCGACTGAAGCGAATCAGATAGCGGAACTGAACTTTTACCGCGGTTACAATCGAAACACGCCGTGAGAAGATTATGGGGTTCATCAGAGCCACCGTCGGATACAGCGACGATATGGTCGATTTCTAAGATGATGCCCGGCGGCGTCTTTCCGCAATACTGACAGGTAAAGCGATCACGCTTGAAAATTTCAAACCGGCTTCGCTTAGAGAGATTACGCCGCTCGTAATCGGGCATCGGAAACGACCCCCTTAGGGCTGGAAAAACAGACGCCCGCGGACCCTTCCGGGCGCGAGCGCGGGACGGCTAGAGAAAGGCGATTGGTGACAGGCTGATTGAAGTCATACGGCCCCCGGTAGACCGCCTAACCTAGCGCTGCCGAGACGATCGTGTAAATAGCCTATTCTCTGGTGTTTGAGTATTCGTCCGCTAGTCTGCGGTCTAAGGTGTTTACCGGATAGGTTATATTTCCGATCCGCGTAAAACTTCTTTTACACCTCGCCAGACGGGGCCTTAAATTTATTTCGGTGTAAAACATGTTTTACGTCATGTTTGGCTAAATAGTTGCGCCGCCTGTTGTTTTTGCCAGTCGTCAACTTGTTTAGAAAGTAAAATGTGTTTTACGTACATTGAAAGCCGTGGAAAACACGTTGACGCGCGCACGCGAGATAATTCTACTCAGGTTTAAGGCGTGCTGAAGGGGGTGGCTTAAGCTCCCAGCGAGGCGCCCATACCGATCAAACTCCGCCGTAAGAGCGGGATAGGGCTACCTCGCAGGGAGGACCCGCGCCCATGAAGCTGCTGGACTGGATGGACGGGCACTCGATGAACAGTGCCCAAACGGCCAGACATCTCGGCATCAGCCGGCCGACCCTTAACCGGGCGCTGAACGGTAGTCACGTCAGCGCGAAGACCGAGGACCTCATCTATAGAGGAACCGGCGGCGAAGTCACCGCGGCCGACCTTCAGAAGCAGCGTCGGCGCCCGCTTAGCCCGGAGAAGCTGGACCATCGCGGTATTTCGTACGGCACCGCGCGCATCCGCGCGAAGACACCGCCAAGGTCAAAGCGATGAGCAAGCTCATCCAGATCAGCGTCGGACCCACCGAGTTCCGCTATCTCCTCGCCGGCAACGCGGTCGGCTTCCACCAGGGCGACCTCGAAATCAAAATCGCGCTTGCCGAGCCGATTGACTACGCGCGGATCATTGATGCGCTAGCGCAGGCGATGAACCCGCAACGCGAATATGGACCTCGTAAATATGGCCGCGATCCACCGGAAGCACGCGAGTTCCTGCCGGTAAAGAAGGTGTAGCAATGACCATCCGCGATTTATCTCCAGTCCTCGAAAAGCTGATCGCCGAATACCCGCAGTTTGACCTTGTACCCGATGTTGGTAAGGCAGCGATTATTTTATTCTATCGCATGTGTATGAGAACTGGGATGCCGGCCGAAGATATCCTCGACTACCTATTGAGAGACTCCGCGATCATTATCCTAGCCGGTATTGCCAGCGCGACGTTTGCAGAGAGCGTGGAATGCAGACCGCGCTCCTAACCGTCATTCGCTGCTCGTCGCTATCGGGCTACCCCGACTGCCCGCGGCGCGGTGCGGCTCGGCTTTTCCGTCACGAAATAGAAGACGCTGGCTTTACGCTGCGGCAGACGCCACGGGGCATTGCCGCCGCTATCGGTACGGCTGTGCATACTGGTGCCGAAATCCCGCTGCTCGAAAAAGCAACGACCGGCCGGCTGCCGCCCGAGTCCGTCGCGCTCGATGCCGCGACATGGACCCTCGGTAGCCAATTTAGAGACGGCGAGGAGATCACCTTCGACGGCACGCGCGGCGTCACACACAATCGTGTCCAGGCCGAGCGCCAGGTCATCGGCATGACCCGCGCGTATTTCCGCACGGTAGCGCCGGCGCTAAACCCGATCCACGTCGAAGAGCGCCTCGAAGCCGAGATCGCGCCCGGCGTAATCCTCTCAGGCCAGCCGGATCAAATTTGTCGTGAGCCTCACAAAATCCGCGATCTGAAGACAGGCCGTAAGCCGTCTGGAACACACGCGCCGCAGGTAGGCGGCTACAGCCTTTTAGCGCGCTCGAACGGGCTCGATATCGAAAGCGCCGCGGTCGATTTTATCCAGCGTGTTCCGATCCACAAACCGCAGCCCGATCCGGTGACAGAACAGGTGACAGTCGCGCAGGCCGAGACGGCGGCGAGCGCGATTATCAAGCATATGATCGGCGATCTCGACACGTTCCGGCACGGCGATCCCGAGCGCCGGATTTTACCGGGTGATCCGTGGGCGTTTCCCGCGAACCCGGCCTCGATGTTATGCAGCCCGAAATTCTGCCCTGCCCATGGGACGGAGTTCTGCCACGAGGGACGAAAGGAATGATTACGAAAAAACCGCTCTCACCCGTAAAGATTATTCTGCCCTCGCTCGACGATTACAGTAACCCACCCGTTCTGCGCGGGGTCGTCGATCCCTTCTGTCTGCCGTTTCTGCAAGTCGATACTAGCTATCAGCGCGAGCGCATGACGCCGAGCGCGCGGAAGGAGATCGTGCGGGCCTTAGAAAGCGCCGCGAAGCTGCCGGATGTCGAACTCGGTATGCGCGGCCAGCGTTTCAACATGCCCGACAACAACACGGCCGAGCTGCTCGACCCGACCTATATCATCGACGGCTATCAGCGCGTCTCGACAATCATCGAGCATCTGGAGCGCTTCCCGACCGACACGAACAATATCCGATTGGGGGCCGTCGTTCACTTTGGCACGACCCGCGAATATGAGCGCGACCGCTTCCAAGTGCTGAACCTCTTTCGCCAGCGTGTCGCGCCATCCGTCCTGCTGCGGAATGCTAAAGAAGAACACCCGATGATCGCGACGCTGTACGGCTTATCTAAGGCCCGCGACGGCCTCTTATACGGCCGCGTCTGCTGGTCGCAGAATATGACGCGTGGCGAGTTGGTGACCGGGTTGGTGTTCGCGCAAATCTCACTCGAACTGCACCGTAGGTTTACGGCGACAAGTCGCACCACCCGGGAAATTCCCGACACGACAGACCGCCTGCTGCGCGCCATCGGATTGCCGCTCGCCCGGGCTAACGTTCAGACGTTTTGGGAGGTGATCGATGACGCATGGGGTATCCGGGCCGTTCAGCACAAAGGCGGCGCCGTCTATCTGAAATCGACCTTCCTGCGCACGCTCGCGCAACTCTTCAACGATTATCGCGCGTTCTGGACCGCGCCCGACAATAAGAAATTCGTCGTTCCGACAGAGCTACGTCGGAAACTGGCGCGCTTCAAAATCAACGACCCGGAGATTTCCCGTCTCGCCGGCGCCGGCGGGAAAGCGGTCGAGACGCTCTATTTTCAGATGTTTAAGCACTTCAACTCCGGCAAGCGGACGAAGAAGCTGGTGCCGTGGGACCCGGCTTCGCTCCCGACCATTCCTATCGTCGCTGACGACGAGGACGAGGACGAGGACGAGGACGAGGACAATGCTGCCGCTTGAGCCGCACCCTCTGGCGGACATCTTCCCGCTAATGAGCGAGGATGAATATCGGCGCCTCAAAGCAGATATTGCACAGAACGGCCTGCGGTTGCCGCTGACGCTCTATGAAGGCAAAATTCTAGACGGTCGCAACCGCTATAGCGTGTGCGTCGATCTCGGGATTGAGCCGGCGACGAGTGAATTTATCGGACCGGGAACTGCGGCCGAGTTCGTCGCCTCGATGAACCTGCATCGGCGGCATCTTAATGACGCGCAGCGGGCGATGGCGGCGGCTCGCTTGGCGCGCCTATCCAGAGTAGGTCGCCCCGCGACGAAAATTGTTCATAGACGGACAATTTCCGTGACCCAGACGGACGCGGCCAAACTGATGAGCGTTTCCCGCGGGACGGTCAACGCAGCGCGGAAGGTCCTTTTAGATGGGACGGCAGAGGAAATCGCGGCAGCGGATGCCGGGCAAATATCGGTGACGGTCTTGGCGGAAGAGATAAAGCACGGCGTACCGCCAGAGCAGCGGACGAAGACGAATAAACGACGAAACCCCGCTAGACCGACGATCAGCCGCATTGGCGCGGCCGTCCTCGCCCGTGTTGCCGAGGAAGAGAAAGCCAAACAGGAAAAGGCCGCGCAGCGTAAGCCAAAACCAAAGCTCGTCACGCTGCACGGCGAGCGCATCGTGCCGCCGATCCAACCGGCGCCGTCGTTCTCGGAGAGCATCGCTGGTTTGATCCGAATGCACGAGGCCGGCCTTAGCGAATATCTCGCGGCAGAAGAGCTACGCGCGAAACGGATCAGCCTGTCGGCTCTGGACCGGGTCGTCTTATGGCTGATGGAAATCGAAGCCGAATTGCAACGTACCGATGGAGACCGCAAATGAATACAGAACGCCCGCAGCTTGCCTCGCCGCGCGGTAATCGGGATTTGATGACAGCGCCCATCGCCGAGGCGATCGAAGCGTTTACACCGCAATTCAAGGCGGCCCTGCCCGATAATATCCCGGTCAGTAAGTTCACCCGCGTCTTGGTGACGGCGCTGAACCAGAACCGCGACCTCGCTAGGTGCGATCGCCATTCGCTTTTCCTGGCTGCGGTAAAATGCGCGCAGGATGGGCTCTATCCTGACGGCCGGGAAGCAGCGCTCGTCCCGTATGGCGGCGTCGTGCAATATATGCCAATGGTTACCGGCTATCGCCGGCTGATGGCGAACGAGGTCATCGTTGTCACCACCGAGGTTGTCTATTCGAACGACAAATTCAGTTACACACTCGGTGATGACGCGAGCATTGAACACGAACCGCCGCCGCTCGATCAAGACCGCGGCGAGCCGATCGGCGCCTACTGCTCGATCCGGCTAAAAAAAGGCGGGTATATCCGCGAGGTCATGCCGAAGAAAGAGATCGAGCGCATTCGCACTCTCTATTCCAAGGCGAAGCGCGACGACTCGCCGTGGTCGTTACACTGGGGCGAGATGGCGCGGAAGACGGTGCTAAAGCGCGCCGGGAAACAGATCGCATTCTCACCTGAGATTTCGCGCGTTTTCGAGCGTGAGGACGAGGCTCCCGGTCTAGCGTCTGCCGTCATCGTCGATCACGAAGACCGGAATGCGCGGATTATGGCCTCGATTGCTGAAGAGCCCGAGCAGACTGAGCGGCTTGGCGATATCAGCGACGACGAATTAGTTCAATCCATGCAGGCACCCGCGCCACGTCGCCGGGGCAGGCCGCCAGGAGCCAAGAACGCGTCGGCCGCTACCGTACCACCGGACGAGGAAATACCCCCGCCAGAGACGCCCGCAGCGGACCAGCAGCCGCCGAGCCGAGGGCCCATCGACGGCGGTATTACCTTCGATGTCTAGCCGGCCGATCCCGCTCTTCCGCTACCGCACGCGGCGAAGCCGGCCTGTCGGTTGGCTGGCGGCCGGCATCGTCATCCTGCTTGGTAGCGTGATCGCGTGGCTGCTTATCGTCTCGCTCGTTATAAGAGTAGCGCCGTGAAACAGTCCGACTTATTCGACGATTTCGACGACGTCACGGTGAACTACCACGGCGGCAATTCGGAGAGTGTCGCTGCCAAGGAACTAAGCATGGAGAACGCGGCGCGTGATCGCAGCCGTATCTTCAAACTCGCGCGCGGTCGGAGCGATTACGGGATCACCTGCGACGAAGCGGAATGCCTGCTCGGACTATCGCATCAGACGTGCTCGGCTCGGTTCTCCGAGTTGAAACGCGATGGCGCGCTGATCCCGACTAATCTGACGCGCAGAACCCGCCACAATTCGCCGGCCCGCGTGATGGTGGTTAAACGCTAACTCGGGAGCCTTACCATGTGCTCGCCTGACGTTGACCCCGAGCAGACGCGCCTGATACGGCAAATTTATCTCGCCTGCGCCTGCTATCTCGCCGATCACGGCGACGACCCGGAGTTATCAGCGGTAAAGGCAGCGCGGCGCGTCGTGTGGGAGCTTAACAGATCCGTCGATCTCGCAGAGCGGTCGAGTACACCGCCCGTCGGTCGGGTTTTTGCCTCGATTAAATTGCTCGAAGCCATCGTCGGCAGGCCGGTGAGCGAGGACGATATATGACGATCAGCTTCCATATCCGGAATTTCCGCGGCATTGCCGCCGCCGCGGTCGAGGTCGATCCGCTCGCGCTGATCGGCGGTCGCAACCGTGCCGGTAAATCCTCGATAGCGCAGGCAGTCGGCGCGGTCCTCTGTGGTAACGCGCTGCCACTCGACGGGCTGACCAAAGCGATGGGCGGCGTATTAGTGCGGGACGGGACGTCTCACGCCAGCGTCGTGATCGAGGGAGAATCGGGAACAGCGCGGCTCGATTGGCCGGCCGGTAATCTTGTCGAGGAACGCGACGCGCCGAGCGCCAGCCCATATGCCGCCGGGCTCGCCAGCATCGTGACGCTATCGGCGCGGGAGCGGGTTCGCGTTCTGTCCGATTATCTAAAAGCCGAACCAACTCGCGACGATGTGCGCGCTGCGTTAGCTCAACTCGGCGAAGGCCCGGCGAGCGAGCCGGTCATGACCGCCGTATGGGAGCTGCTCCAACAGAAAGGCTGGGACGGCGCCCATGAGATCCGCCGCGAGAAGGGCGCGGAATTAAAAGGCCAGTGGAGGCAGGTCACCGGCACAGCCTATGGACCGCGCATCGCGGCGAGCTGGCGCCCGGACCTCGCCGACGAGGAACTGAGCGAGACAGAGCTAGTCGCGCTTGTCGAGAAGGCCGACCGCGAGCGGAACCGGGCACTCGCCGCGGAAGCCGTTTCGTCTTCGGAGCGTGCCCGCCTCGAGGCGGAAGCCGGCAAGAGCGACAGCGCGACGACCGAATTGCAACAGGCCGACGCCGCGGTTGCGCGACTTCAGCGCGAACTCGAAGAGATCCAGAACAGACGCGCCGGATTACCCTCCGAGTATCATTACCGGGGCTCGATGCCGTGCCCGCATTGCGGCGGCGCCCTCATCCTCCGGCGAGCTAGCCTCGTCGAGACGCGCCTGGAAAAAGCGCCGGAGCAGATCAGCGAAGCCGAGCTAAAACAGATGCGGCGGGAGATCGCCGAAGCTGACGGCGCTATCAGCCGGCTTGCCGGCGCTCTTACCGTTGCGCGCGGAGCGCAGGCTGCCGCGCGGGCCGCGGTGCACAATGCGTCGGCGGCGCGCTCGAAGCTGGCCGAGATGCCGGACGCGCCGCGCGGGTCGGCGCCTGATCTTGCCGCCGCTCGGGATGCGCTGACCCGAGCCGAGAAGCGGCTGGGGAATTTCCGGCAGAAGCGCGAGGCCGACGACCTCCACCGGCGGATCACCAGCAACGATTTCTTGCTCGATCTTCTGGCTCCCGACGGACTGCGCGCGAAGCGGCTCGCCGAGGTTTTAGTCGCCTGGAACCAGGGACCGCTCGCCGCGCTAACCGCTGCCGCCGGCTGGGCCTCTGTCGCGGTTGACACCGATATGACGCTGACCTCCGGCGGACGCCGGTTCGGGCTGTTATCCGCGTCGGAGCAGTATCAGGTTCGCACGGTCCTGCAGGTCGCGATGGCGCAGCGCGATAAATCCGCGATGGTCGTCATCGACGCGGCCGATACGCTCGACGCGCCGAACCGAAACGGTCTGTTTGCGATGCTGCTACAGGCGGAAATTCCGGCGCTCGTCTGTCTGACCCTGTCGCGGCGGGAGCAGCTCCCCAACCTCGCGCAAGCCGGCCGCGGAGTTTCGTACTGGATTGAATCGCAGACCGCCGCGCCGCTACCGATAGAGCGGGTAGCCGCATGAAGCAGCTTGTGACCGTTATCGTCGGCACCCGGTTTCGCGGCCTGTCAGCCATCGACACGCTGATAAGGCTGGAGATCGGTGCCGAGCTAGACCTCGTGCGTGAGGATAATCCGCACGATCCGCAGGCGGTCGCCTGCTACTCCGGCGGAACCCATCTCGGCTATGTGCCGATGATGACGCGCGGCCCGGTTGCCGTAGCGCTCGACCGCGGTGAAAAGCTACGAGCCCGGCTGATACGACGAGCCGAATGTCACCAGGGCGGCCGGTTCCTGACCCGCGAGCCGATGATCGAGATCACCTCCGTCTAATGGCTCGCCCGCCAGCCCACCCGCTACAGCAGGAGGTTGCCGCCGCCGTTCGCGGTGCGCACCAGGGCGGCGCGAAGGTCGCGCGTATCACGATTAATAAGGCCGGGACTATCGTCATCGAGACAACGCTGGCGCCGGTCCCACCCGAGCCGACCGAAGAACCGGGCACGGAGCCTGATCCGGTTATGAAGGCCGGCATCGAGCACATGCAGCGGGTGCGGTAATGAGCGACGATCTTTTCCCGATCACGCTCGCCGATATGATTATCTGCGTCGAGCGCGAGATCAGATTTCGCGAGCGCGTCTATCCGCGTCAGGTCGCCGGCGGGCGCCTGACCGAGACTAAGGCGGCGCGCGAGATTGAGATAATGCGGACCGTAAAGCATACGCTCGAAGGCTTAAAGGGTGCGTCACCCGACCGCACCTAGATACGCAAAATGAGCACCTTACCCTCTGGACGTCAGTAAGCATAAAGCTTACTTATCTCCACGGAGCGACCCTGCTCCGATAGGAGAAAAACGTTGAAAAAGCCCGAAACGAACCACGTTAGCGATCCCTTCGAGCCGACGGAGCCGGCCGTCTGTTCGATCTGCCGCGCCGAGTATCTCGGCTGGGGCAACAACGCCGATCCCTACGAAGGACGGTGCTGCGACGATTGCAACTACACCCATGTGATCCCGGCCCGGATCGCCCGGATGCACGGCAGGAACCGGCGCGAAGGGAATTGCTGACATGCTTACGACGAAACACGCTGCTGACGGCATCGAGATTACTGATAAGGACGGCAATCAAGCCGGCTTCATACGCTACGACACAAAAGACGGCTACTGGCGCGCAGAGAGTTGGGTTGACCGCAAAGCGTTCCGCTCGCTCGAAGCCGCCGAATATTGGCTACTGGCGCTCTATCTTGAGCGCCGCGCCGCTCTGCCGACGCAACCCGCGCGCTCAATTAGTACGCTCACGATTAAAGAAGGAAAGTAATTATGTCACGCAACATTCTTAAGTACCTTGCCGCCGCCGGATTGGTGGTTAGTCTCGGGACAACGGCAGCGCATGCCGATATGCAGTCATACAGCAAGACCGGAGATTGGGACTCGATGGCTGGGATCAATAACGCCGGTCATCAGCAATGCGCCACCGGGCGCGTCGGTACCCTGCAACTGGATAACACCGTCGGAGCAGTTATGCTCAAATATGACGCATCTGCTCCGAATGCAGTTTTATTACATGTCACCAAGAAAACTTGGGATATCCCGGAAGGGACACAAATGCAGGTCAAACTGCAAATTGATAATGTCTCCCGTCTCTATAATGCACACGGCGAAGGTGACACGATTGAAATAATCCTTGGTGCCAACGAAAAAGATCCAACAACTGGCGAGCCGGCAATTGTTTTGTTGGCCAATTTAATGAAGTCCGGAAAACAACTTTACGTCTCATTCTTGAGCGGGAACGAGACTAAATGGATCACCCCTCTTACGGGAGCGAACGTCGAAATTTCTAATTTCTTCAAATGTGTGCAGTACGTCACCAACGGGAAGCCTGCTCCACAAGCATCGCAACCCTACGGCACCGTGCGTAAAAAGAGTGCCACGCAACCATTCTGATTTTGAAAGGAATGCGATGACCGCCGTTGAGTTCCGTGCTGCCCTCGCGGACCTCGATCTGACCCAGCGCTCGCTCAGCGAGCGTCTGGGGGTCGAGAAGGGAACCGTCAACCGCTGGGCCAACGGCCATGTGCCCGTCCCGCAATACGTCATCGCCTATCTCGATCTGCTCGCCGATTACCGCGATCAAGAGAAACGCATAAATTCCCCCCGAAAAAGGAAAACCCGAAATGACCGCCGCCGACCCCGTCCGTCTTCACTTTGTTAAAAGCTACGACGACCGACACGGCAAACCGCGCAACTATTTCCGTCGTCCCGGCTTCCCGAAGATCACCCTGCCGCGTGACCGCGGATCGGTCGAGTTCGCGATAGCCTACGGTGCCGCGCTCGCCGGAAATATGCCGATCCAGCCAGCCCCGGTAAGCTCGCGTCACGCGAAGGCCCGCCGCGGTACGACCGCGGAGGCGATCCACCAATATCTCGGATCGTCCGGGTTCTCGCGGGACCGCGCCGCCTCGACGCTGAACCGCGAGCGGCATTTTCTCAACGAGTTCGCCAAGGCGTTCGGTGCGCTGCCGCTCGAACGGCATACGACGAAATCCCTCGGCGAGTGCCTTGCCGGTAAGAAGGCAAATACGGTCCGCGGACAGGTCGCTTGCCTGCGCGGATTTTTCGGCTGGGCGGCGATGGCGCTGCCGGTCGGCGCGGGTTTATTAAAGACCGATCCCGCGGCCGGACTAACGAAGCCGAAGCAGGAGGTCAGCGAGGACGGACTCCCCTGCTGGGAGCCGGAGGAGATCGCGCAATATCGCGCGTACTGGCCCTATGGCACGATCCAACGGCTCGCCTTCGAGTTGTACCTTTGCACCGGCGGACGTGGCGTTGATGTGGTTGAACTCGGCTGGCACTCGTTACGCGAGGGCGGGGCAAAGCTGTGGTATCGGCCGCTCAAGACCAAGATGCACAAGATCGAGTGCCTGATTCGAATCCCTCCCGCGCTACGCGAAGCGCTCGATCTTTTGCCGCGGACCTTACCGACTACCGCGATACCGCAGCCGGCTTTTATCGGGCTGACGAAGAGCGGAACGCGGTACTCCCGGCAGAACCTCGCGGACAATATGAAGCTATGGGTTGCCGAAGCGGGCATTAAACGCAAGGAGGGCCGCCAGCTTACGCCGCACGGTCTGCGCAAGGCACTCGTCTGCTACTTCCTAGCGAAAGGGATTGCTCCGCAGTACATCGCCGGCTGGACCGGCCAATCAGTCGCGACGGTTCTCAACTACGGCCGGAACTACGGCCGGGCTGACGCCGCCGAGCGCGCCTATGAGGGCTCATTCGGCGAGATGGAGTTAGCCGCATGAATACGGCAAAGCCGCCCCTATCAGCTAAGCACCTATTGCGTGGTTTTCTCATAGTCGCCGCGCTTGGCGGAATTATCTATGCTGCGACGTCACCGCCGGAACCGCCGGAACCGCCGACGCCGGAAGCTACGGCACGCGCGGCCGAAGCCGACGCCTGGAAGAAGGCCCGTGACCACGATCTTGAGATTCTCTACGAGAGCGGCACGCGTTTCGTCGAATCGGGCGCGCTAAAATACAGCGTCTCCGGCTGGCAACAATCACTGGACGTTACGCTACCGAACCTATCAGCCGCGCTGGCGTCGAAACTCTCTCAGATCGGATGCGGCCACCCCACGCAATTGCGGCTAGAGGGATGGAGCCTACGCGTCTATCTGGTCGACGGTCAGCTAGCGGCTCAGTGCAAGTTCGGGAGCGCACCATGAGGGGCACCGCTCTGATCTACTCTCCCGGCATTGATCAGCCGGAGGTTCACCAATTTCGCATACCGCCTAGCCTCGAATTTCTACAAAAGGCTGTCGGCGGACATATCGAGGCAATCCCCGGTTTCGCGCGGATTAAGTATGGCGGTGAGACGCGAGCCTGCGCTGCCTTCTGTAATGAAGAGGGCAAGCTGGAAGGGTTATCGCCTAATTACCGCGCGACGGCGCTGTGGCACGCAGTCTTGCCGGCACCCGGCCTGTTAGGTCGCGATAGCAAGCTGCTCGATATCCTCTGCGGTCCGGTGATCGTCCTCTTCGGCGACGCGGAATTTATGGAGAGCCTCTGATGGCAGCGCCTCCCCTAACCGTCATGCTCGATGGCGGCGAAGCCCACGTTCGAAACATCCTCCTAAAGCGCGGCGAGAAGCAGCTTACTCCGCTGTATCACTTATTCGGCCCTCCCGGCGGCGATCACGCGATCATCCCCTGCCAGTTTCAGAGCGAGATCCAGAAACAGATTATGCTCGCCGAGGTCCGCGAGATCGCGCGGAAGATGGGCGCGGTCGCCGCGCTCTTTATGACCGAAAGCTGGATGGTGAAGATTGATCAGCGGTCCTCATGGCACGCGCGCCGGATGCTCGAAACGATGGACCCGCCGTCACAGCATCCCGACCGTATCGAGGCCGTGACCATTGCCGCGACCGACGGCACCGAGAAAGCTATGCGGGTGCTACAGATTATCCGCAACCGTCCGGGCGGGAAGATTGTGTCACTGATAGAGGAACCGCCACCAGAGGACATACTAAGCCGCTTTCTCGATGGCATCCTGCCGCCGCGGGAGCCGCCGCCGTGAAGCGCACCTGCGGAAGCTGCACGCTCTGCTGCGAACTCGTCGCCGTCCGCGAGATCGCGAAAAAATCATTCCACGATTGTCCGCATCGCCGAGGCCCGCCGGCTGCGGTGCCGGGCTGCGGCATTTACGCGAGCCGGCCCCATTCCTGCGCGGGGTGGTCCTGCGTCTGGCTGACTAGCGATCCGGCCGAGTGGCGCGATGAAGAGCGGCCGGATCGCGTCGGCTTCGTCGTAGACGAGCTAGTAGACCTTATTCGCATCAACGGAGTCGAACAACCGGCGGCACAGATTTGGGTCCAGCGCGGTTATGACGACGCGTGGTCGCGCGATCCGGCGGCGGCGATCATCCAGGGATTGATCGCGAAGGGTCTGGCCGTCCTGTGGCGGCTCTACCCCGGCACGCACGCGATGACCTTTCACAAGGTCGGCGACCGTATCGCGCGCTCGCTGCCGACGCCGCATGTGAAGGAAGAATTACTCGGCGATGAAGTTCACCGCTCGCGCCGCGTCGCCGAGATCGCGGCCGAGCGAAATCAGAAAAGGACGAGAACCCGATGACACCCTGCAAGTTCGTTTTTATCGACAGCCCGCCATTTGACGGCTTCGCCCAAGGTACGACGTGGAACGGCTTCGATAACGTTGCCGTGACGCCGGAGGTTTTACGCGAGATCGTCGCGTGGTTCCGCGAAGGATCAGCTGATGATCCCGACATGGAAGAGGCTAACCAAGAGATGCTCGATATCGAGCCGATGGCGAACGGCCTGATCTCGCTGGCCTACGGCTACGCGACGGTAATCGTGGAGATAGAGGTATGACCGAATACGCGTTCGACATCAAACTGTGGGCCGTCGCCCGCATCACCGCCAACAGCGAGGCAGAAGCACGCAAGCTGCTAAGCACGATCAACTGCATCGACCTCGACTACAACGACCGCTTCGCCGTTGTGCTGAGCGAGGCTAGCATCGAGGATGACGGCGGCGAGAGCGAGCTATTCGAGATCGACGGGAAGCCGGCCTAACAGCGAGGAGGGACCGCTACGCAGCCCGCCTAGCGTGGGGAACGGTATCGGCCGCTAGTACCCTACCGGCCGGGGCTTCCAGCAGCCAGCAGCGGTCCTCCTAGCTGACCCACCAGGAGAATAGAAAATGGAACGGCTTCCACAGATCACCGATGCCGAGGCGCGCTACGTCGCTGAACGGTTATACGAAACCGAAATGCAGCACGTCTCATTCGAGGCGGCAAAGGTTCTCGTCTTCGCGGTTAAGCTGCATCTGCTGAAACGTAAATGGCCGACCCGCCAGGGAGCGTCGAGACATATCGGCGTATCATTGCCACTTCACGACATGGTCATTAGCCAGCGGACCGCGAGCGGTCATCTCAAGCTCACGGTGGTAACAAACCGAGGGATAGTCAGGCGCTATCTCAAGCCGAGTGACGAATTGATCGCCTGGGTTTCGGAAATTACCCCAAACGAGGGTTAGACAAACCGGGCTGATTTTAACGAGGTGACTAGGGGGTTAGACAGTAGTAAGTGCTTGTTTTCCCCGCAATCCGGTAGTCCACCACAGAGTAACGGACAAGCCCAAACCCTAGCATTTCCGCGGCTTTCTCAGCTAGGTTAGACAGTCACTTCTGAGGTTAGACATCAACCGACTGAGCGCCAGCCATAAGAGTAGCAACGGGCTCGGCGCTCGGGTAGAGCTAGGCCACTCTTTCAGGGGCGGATCTCATGAGAAGTGAGCGACTTGCTTCTCGCTGGGCTCGCCACGCGGGGCCAAGATGACTTATACTTTCGCCGATGATTGGTTCAGCCCTAACCTCCCGAACTTCACGCGATTCCTGTTAGACGAAGCAGACCCGCCGCTCGCGGGCTCTCCTTGTCGGCTGCTTGAAGTCGGGGCTCATGAGGGCCGCGCCACGACATGGTTGGCGGACAATCTGCTGGCCCATCCCGAGTCTCGCCTCGACACGCTCGACTTGACTCTGCTCTCCGCGCTGCACGCCAACGTCGCAGCAACCGGGCGCGCCGGTCAAATTTCGCTGTATGAAGGTAACTCCGAGGAGATCCTGCGACAGCTTCCCATGGCGACCTATGATTTTATCTATGTGGATGCCTCGCACCAGACGATTGATGTTCTGACTGACGCGGTCCTCGCCTTCGCGCTGGCAAAACCGGGCAGCTTGATCGCGTTCGATGATTACGAATGGGATCATCCGCCGTGGAATGAATACGGCGTGCCGAAACCCGCGCTCGACGCGTTCCTCAGCCTCTATGCCTATCCCGAACGGTATAAGCCGGTAGTCTCGGTGCTGCTCAAGCAGTGGCAGCTATGGGTTCGCAAACTGTCGAGAAGGCCCTGGGGGAACTGGTGATCCAGCGTTCATCCCCGATATGAGCCATAAGTGGTTGCGTCAGCCGTGCCGGCGATTGATCCGGGGAAGAAGTTCGCGCCGCCGCCGATCACGGAAATCTGCCCGCCGCTTACCGCCGTATACCGAGTGCCTACCGCGGTGCCGGTAAAGTGAAAGTTCGCAGGTAGTAAAAAAATGACACCGTTGGCTTCACTGGCGGCAAAGGCGCTGCTGAAGTTCGGCGAGCCCGCGAGGGTAATAGTTACTGTGATGTTCGGAAATTGCCCGATTGTCCCGTTACTTTGTGCATATAGATGCACCGTAGCACCGGCGCTGATCGAGTAGTTGCTGTCGATATAGACCATGCCGCCACCGACGCTGAAAATCTGCGCTCCCGTGCAAGAAGCAAAAATCACCGGCTGGTCGATCGTAACATCAGAATTGTTGCAAGCCAGACCATGCGAGCTAGCGTTGCCGGTTGAGCTGAGGGTAAGCCCTCGCACGGTGATACTGGACGCTACGGCGTAGATCGAGGAAACCCACGCGGCAGAGCTGTGCACGGTGACGTTGGCCGGCGCGGCAATGTTGCCCTGAAAAACCACTTGGCCGCCGCCCATCGGAATCCCTTGGCACACGACCGGCGAATAGGTCCCGTCGGCGATGTGGACGGTGATTGTGTTATTGCCGCAATCCAGCCGCGCCATGATGTAATTCCAGGCCGCTTGCAAGGTGGCTAAGGGAGTGCTCGGCGTCAGGCCGTCATTGGTGTCGCTGCCGGTCGTGGCAACGTAAAGATCGAATGCGCCGGTGAGCCGCTGCCGGGTATTCTTGCGCATCAGATCGAGGATAGCGGTGATGACCTGATTATTGGTTGTCTTGCTCGGCGTCATGGCATCGGCCGAGAGGATCGCGAGCAGCTCCTCCTGCACCGTATTGAGCCAATCGGCCTCGACAATAGTTGCGGACTGACCGCCAATCGTGCCGGTCGTAAAGAAGCCGGGCTGACCTGGAGCTTTCGCCGTTGGCAAAGTCGTCGATGCGGTCGTGTTGTCAATTCGGTGCATTTGGTTTTCCCTCTTTGCCTTCAAGCGCTGCCAGCCGAAGGTCAATCTCCTTTAAGGCATTCAAAATTGCGTAGATTGCCCGTCCAGGGTCGACCGTCTTAACCCGCATTTCGGGGTCGCTGCTGTCGCCTCGCAGATCGGTTTCGCCGACGAGTTCCGGCATGATTTTTTCAACGTCTTGGGCGACGAGCCCGTATTGCCAGTTATCATTCGTGGAGCCGGCAATCTCATTGTATTTGAAGGTCACAGGTTCCAGTTGCCGGATTGCGTCAAGCCCCGTCGTATAGGCGCTGATGTTTCGTTTGAGGCGGCGATCTGACAATGACCCCCACGTTCCGGTCGTGCACAGGCATGTGCCATCGGTCGCGATTTGCAATCGCGCCGCGTTCGCCGACGTATCAAAAATGAGATAGGCGAGGTTCGAGCCGATAATCCCGGCCCTCCATTGCCGCTGGCCGATGACGCTGTATTGGATAAAGTTATCGACCCCGGCCCCCGAGTTGGCGATGAAGCTAATGCCGCCAGCGCCGTTAGCGGTGACTGAGCCATTCGCCGTGAAGGAGCCCGTGTTAACGGTGCCGAGCGAGCTTGTACCGTTGACGGTCAGGTTGCCGGTCACGGTGCCGCCGGCGGTCAATAGGTAGCCGCCGAGGGCATTGGCGACAAAGCCACAAGTAGCCAGTTGAGCCGTCGCGGACCCTTGTGCAGCAGTTGGCGCGGTCGGCGAGCCACTGAACACCGGAGAGGCCAGGGGCGCGAGCGGCGAGACTGCATTGTCGACATAGGTTTTCGTCGAGGCGTGTAACCCGGCGGTCGGCGGACCCGAGAGTGTCAGCAATCCGCTCATAGTGTCGCCGGCGCGTTGCACCGCGCCGGTTGCTGTCACCGAGATCGCATCGACATACTGCTTTGTTGTCGCGCCGAGAGCGGCACCGGGAGCCGGATCGGCGGATAGAATCAAGGGGCCGGTCATGGTACTGCCGGCGAGCGGCACGGCTGCGACCCAGGCTCCCGCATGTCGCCCATAGGTGTTGGCATCGGCTGGCGCCTCTGGGATGCCGCCGCCGCCGCCGCCACCATGAGCATCGACATAATCCTTAGTTGCCGGCATCCGGCCATCGGTCGGATCGTTGTAGAGGTACATCGGGCCGCTCATACGACCACCGCCGGTTGCCAAGAAGGGACCGCCAGCAGTCACGGTCTGGAGATTGCTGATCTCGGTCTTAGCTATGCTGAAATTCGACCGTACCGAATCGGTCGTCGGCATCCCGGTTACCGGCTTGGTTTCATCGATCTGGCTAGACATTGATGGCGATCCCTTCGTCCCAGATCGAGAAGCCGGTATCCCAGATCGAGTCACCGGCGTCCCAGATCGAACTCCCCAGCGTGTAGGAGAAAACAATTTCGGTGTGTGCCGGCTTGAGCGCCTCGATCACGCATTCGAGCAGCTTGTTGCCCCACCATGCGAGCGGATCGCCTGCGGTCGAAATGCCGGCATGGAAGTAGATGACCGGCATCGAATGGGAAACCACTTTCCAGGCGTAGGCCCATTTCTCGTCATAGACCGGATCGCCGGCTTTATTCTGCGAGGCATAGAAGGGGCTATATTCCTCGATCCGAATCTCAAAGCCGAGTTCGGCGGCAACCCGAATGAAATAGTCGCGGCTTTGTCCGCCGCGCGCCGCGAATTTCGAGCATACGGCGGCGACCCTCTGCGACTGCATCGACACAGGCCCGGTGCAAGGATCGGGCAGGCCGAGCGTAGCCTCCCATTCCGGCAGCAGCTCGCCCGTCGTGCAGGGAAAAATCTCGCCGATGAGTTGATTGAGTCGAGCCTGGAGCCGCGTCCATAGCGGCATGAGGGTGAGAAGGTCGGCATCCTCCACAAGACCGATGCCGCGGTGCCAGACGCGCCCGCGCGGCAGGAGCTGTTGAAATTGCGCGCGATAATCTTCGGGCCGATATTCCGGCGGCGGATAGGGGTTCACGCTGCCGTGAAGGTCCCCAAGATTGGCAGCGCACCGGCGGGGGCCTGTAGCGCGTCGGAGGGCACGATCATCACAAAATGGTTGATGCCCGGCACTTCAAGCACGGCTTCGTAAAGATCGGACGGCCAGACGACGCCGCCGACCTCGCCGATTATCAGGAATGCATCGTTGAGCGCGGCGCTGATCGAGTTCCGCATCTCCTCAGTATCGGGGTCGAGAGCTTCGAGCGTAATGTCAACCGGAAACGGCACCGGCGCGGCGACATAGACCAGCGAGGTCACGGGCGATACCGGATAGATGTGATCCGCGACGAGCAGTTGATCGCCGGTCGCGGTCGGCCCGCCCCGCGTCTCCTCAGTTGCCACACCGTCACTGCCCTGCGGGAAGCCGCCATGCGCCGCCTGGGTATCGTCGAACATGGGAAACACGGTCACCGAGCCGGGACCATAAGCGGAGCCGGCGACCCAGGCGCGGGTGCAGCCGGGGACCTCGCGCGCCCACTCGATGTAATCCGCCTCCGCGCCGCCCTGCGGCGGTTCGCGGTACTTGAACAGCATCCGGGTCCGGAGCGATTCGTTCGTCTCCTGATCCGCGCCGCCGGTGCAGGGGCCGACAATGACGCCGCCCGAGTTGATGCCGGGAACCGGCTGAGAAATCGAAATCAAGGTGCCGTCATCGCAGTTGGTGTATGCGCCGAGCACGGTCGCGATGATCGGCACGGTGACATTGCCGGCCCCGTCAACGATGCCGTCGGCCGTCGCCTGATACGGGGTCCCGTCGTCGCGGGAAAGTGCCGTCCCGAGCGGAAGGACGAGGCCAATGTTTCCCGTGAAACTTGCCGCGCCGGTGGCCGCGGTCGCCTCCTCGGGATAGATGCCGATCAGCGCCGCCCAGGCATAGAGGTATTCGTCCTGCGCGGTGAACGGGACGCCCATGCGGGCGATCCAATCTGCATAGCCGTAGACCAGATAAGCGAGGCCGGCCATGCACCACGCCAGGACGCGCAGCACCGCATTGCGCAGTAGGCCGGTCAGGCCCGGCACGCCTGAGGTCGTAATGTCCTCGATGGCTTGGTTGCGAAGCGCGGTCAGGGTCGGGCGGGCGAACGGCATCGGTCAGACCCCAAAAGGCTGCGGGAAGTAGACCGGCGAATTGACGACGGCGAGCTGATCCCACGCCCAGCCGAACATGAAGCGGGTCTGCGCGCCGTTGGGCCGGGTGATCGCGACTGCGATGCCGATCATCGTTGACGACAGCCAGCGGGTGTTGACCATCAGCGCGCTCGCAACGCCGTCATCGACGAGCCATTGCAGCGCGTCCTCGGCATAGCGTTGAGCGAGGCCGAGCGTTGCCCTGGTTTTCTTCGCGCGTTCGAGTTGCCAGAGGCTCGAACCGAGCGGCTGATCCGAATAGTAGTCGGCCCACCAGCCGCGCCGGTCGGTCGTGCCATCGGTCGGCGTGAAATCCGGCGTGGCGAGCTTGTCGGTGAACAGACTCACGAGACAGGCCGTTTCGAGGTCCTGCCCGGTTTCGAGGTCGCCCTCGGCCAGACCCCAATCGCCGAGGGTCAGCCTGTTGTCCCAGATGATGCGGATATCACCGCCGGTGCCGCCTTCCGGCAGCGGTCCCTCGGCAACCGGCGGATCCTCGATCCAACCGGTCATCGTTGCGTCTCTCGCAACGCCGCGACTTCGTCGGATAACGCGCGAACCCGCGCGTCTAATTCTTTCAGCGCATTGATGCACGCGTAAATCGCGCGGCCAGGGTCAACGGTTTTGACTCGCATTTCCAGTTGTGTGCTGTCGCCGCGCAAATCGGCCTCGCCGACCAACTCGGGCATCACTTGCTCAACATCTTGAGCAATCAAGCCGTACTGCAATTGTCCGCCCATATCGCCGATGAGATCATCCCGATAGTGAAAAGACACTGGCTCCAGTTTCGTGATATCGGCGAGGCCGCGCGTGTAGGGCACAATCGTGTCTTCTCGTTTGATCCGAATATCGGACAACGAACCCCAGGTGCCATTTGTGTTGTAGCAATTTCCCGCCGTGTCGATCTGAAAGCGGTTCGCGCCGGCGCTGTTGTCAAAGATGATGTAAGCGAGCGAGGAGCCGATGATCCCGACCTTCCAGTTGCGCTGGCTGATGACGCTGTAATTCACAAAATTATCGCCACCGGCTGGCGAGTTGGCGTTGAAGGTATTGCCGCCCGCAGCATTAGCCGTGACCGTGCCGCTTGACGTAAAAGTGCCGGTATTGGTTGTGCCGCTGACCGTCAACGCTCCCGTGACGGTGCCGCCGGTCAGTGGCAAGCCGCCCAAATTGGACAGCGCATTGGCAGCTGTCGTGGCATTGGTGCCGCCGTTAGCGACGGCGACCGGGATTGCCAACCCAATCGTGCCGGAGCCGGTAATCGTCCCGCCGGTGAGCCCGGTGCCGGCGGTGATGCTGGTGACGGTGCCGACGCCTCCAGCCGAGCCGCTCGATGCCGCCGTTAATCGTCCCTGCGCATCGACCGTAATCGAGGCCAGCGTGTAGTTGCCGGGCGCAACCGCGGTATTAGCAAGGTTGAGCGTTGACGGTGACGTGCCGGTATTCAGATTCAGCTCGGTGCCGACTTGCCAGTTTGGCCCCTGTGGTCCGGTGGCTCCGGTTGCGCCTTGCGGTCCCTGCGGTCCCGTCGCGCCGGTTGGGCCGGCTGGCCCCGGTACAGTGCTATCGGCTCCCTTTGGTCCTTGCGGTCCGGTGGCTCCGGTCGGTCCGGTCGGTCCGGTCGGGCCGGGATTACCGATTGGGCCTTGAGCGCCGGTTGCTCCGGTGTTGCCCTGCGGCCCGATTGGACCCTGCGGCCCGATCATCGAGGTGCCGGGCGCCGGCCAAGTCGATGAGCCTTTCGGCCCATAGATACTCTCGACGACGGTATCGATGTAGAAATCGCCGCTTACCCCAATCGCTCCGGTCGGCGAGCCGGTGCCGTGCAGCACCGTGTTGCCGTTAGTGCCGGCGGGTCCGGTTGGGCCGGCTGGCCCGGCTGGCCCAGCGGGTCCCGGCGGCCCGGCGGGTCCCGGCGGCCCGGCGGTTCCGCCACCTCCGGTGATCGGGTTGCCGTTCTGAAAGAAGCCGCCAGAGGCATCAATTTTGCCATTGGCCTTGACGTCGCCGGTATGCGTCGTGTTCGGCGTATCGAGCGTGACGCTATCGCTACCCTTGACCGTCGCGGCCTTGGTGTTGAGCGCTAGCGAGTCGTCGCCATTCCAGGCCCCTTGCTTGGTGCTCAGCGTCATCTTGCGGTCGCGGGCGAGCTGCACATGATCGCCCTCGTCGGTATAGAGCTGCACCTCGCCCGGTTTTTGGTTCTTTGGTCTATAGCGTTGGTCATTGTGCGCGACGATAACCGGGTTCGAGCGTTGCCCCGTGACAAACAGCGCCGAGGCGTCCGAGCCGTCGAGCGGGCGCATCGCGTAGCCGTATTGCTGGAGGAACGGCACGTCGTCGATGATCTCGGGCGTGCTGTGGACCTGAAGCTGCGCCTTCAGCACCGTGCCGCTGTCGTCGGTCGTCAGGATGTAGGTCGGCGCGTGCTGCATCAGCGTCCGCCGATAAAGCCGGTCGGTCTGATACTGGGTCGGCTGCGCCATCAGGTGCCGCCCTTGCTGACGATCTGCTCGGTCGTCGGCTGCTGCTGCTGACGCTGCGCGGCGTTGTACTGCTCAACGTCCGAGACGCCGACCGGCATCGGCTGGAAGGGTGCCGGCTCGGGCTGGAAGGCGCTCGCCGGCATCAGCAGCACAATCGCGTGCTCGCCATCCAGGCCGCGCGTGTAGGTCACGCTGGCGATAGTGAGGTTGCCGCGCGCCGCCTTGACCGCCGGCAGCTCGACAGCTGCCTGATGGTTTGGTGCCCAGAGCTTGCCGGCGCTGTCGCGCCAGCTATCGCAGGTCACGGTGATACCAATCGAGCGGCCCGCCCGCCGGTTCGCTTCCCACTGGACGCGATCCTTGACCAGTGTCTTGCCCATGTCGGTCTGCTCGGAAATCAGGATGTGCCGGCGGAAGCGGGGAACCGCCCCGTCGGTTGCAATCTCGCCGCGCGCCGGCGGCTTGCCGGTCGTGTCGCCAAAAATCTGGGTCGAGATCAAAAACCCTTCGTATTCGGAAAACCGCTGATCCATCGTCAGGTTGGTTTCGGCGACCTCGACATTGACCCCTTGCATAAAGCCGCTCGCCATTTTCTCCGTACCGGCCTGCGCCAGCATCAGCGAGCCGTCGGGCATGTCGTAGGCGATCATCTGCGAGTAGCGGGTCATCCGGTCGATGATTTCCCACGGCGTCTCGCCGGGCGCGATATTGAATTGCCGGAGCTGCTTTCCCTCGCCGGCAAGCGATTTGACCTCGACGCCGTAGGGCGCCGCGAGCTGCTTGGCGATCTGAAGCGTGGTCGCGCTCTTGATCTGGTAGCTCGGCTGATCCTTGCTTCCGACAAAGGCCGAGCAGTCGACGAGATCCTGCGATTTGCTGCGGCCGGTAATCCTGACCGTGTGGTCGCCGGCGTTGAGCGCGGCCTCGTAACGGTCGATGTAACCGGTCATGACCAGCTCGCCGCCGACCAGCACTTGGCAGGGATCGCCCGGCTTGATCGCGATGTCGCCGCCCTTCGGATAAGTCTCGGTGACCTGCACGCTGAAGGTCGCGGGGATCGAGCCGAGCGCGCGCGTCACCACGACCTGTTGCCAGCCTTCCCAATCCTTGCCGGCGACCCGCAGCGTCAGCTTCTCGGTCATTGCGACAGCGCGGCAAAGTCGAGCGGCAAGAACATCGGATGCGCCGGTGCCGCCGAGGCGACGATTTCCGGCTCGCGGCTAGTGTCCTGATAGAGGGTCCAGGCTGCGGTCACGGACGGCATTGAAACCTGGGTTTCGACCTCGACCAGAACCGCGAGGGTCGCGCCCTTCGATGCCAAGTCCAGCGCGACCGCCCATTTCAGCGTCCGCAGCGCCAGAAAGGTTTCATCGAGGCCGGCATCGGCAACGCGGGTCGCTTCGTCGTCGAGGACGCCGCACACCAAGAGGCGAACCGATTGCGCATCCTGATAGCTGATCGGCTGATAGATAGCGGTGGCGCGGCCCAACGCGGCGCAGGCGGCGGCGCGCAGGTTCGAGCTGAAGGCGCTCGCCGCCACCTCGGCGGTGTCATGCAGTGGGCCGGAGCCGGGGATGCCCGGCGGCATCCAGCGGGCCAGCGGGATCAGCAGCCGGATCGCTTCCGCCGGATCATTGGTCGAGTCCATCAGCGCCTGCGCGAGGGTCGCGGAGGCCTCGGCGAAGGCATCGACGCTGGCGAGGATATCGGCGACGAGATGAGCCATCAGAACCGGGTCGAGGCCTCGGTCTCCAGCAAGGCCGAAGCGTCGAGGACCGCTTGCCGGGTCGTTATGCTGGCGCCGAGCGCCGACGTCACGGTCGAGCCTGTCGATTGAAGGGTTGACCGGCTCCCCATCGAATAGCGCCCATAAAACCCGCCGAGGCCAGTGACCGCCGAGATCGAGCGGACGGGATCGTTCACGGCGTCAATTGCCAGCTTCGTATAACCGGAAATACTGCTGGTGACCTGTTGAGGGATCGCCGAGAGACTGCCGAGCTGCAAACCGAGATCGGAACGGGAGGCATCATCGAGCGCATCGGCGGAGGCCCGCACATTGTCGCCGGTGGCGAGGAGCGCGGTCGGGAAGGTGAGATCGCCGGCAGCGATGAAAGCAAAATTGATCTCGACGACCCGCCCGCGCTCAGTCCGCTCGCCAAAGCGGGCGTCGAGCAGCACGCACTCGACCGAGCCGAAGGTCGGGTGAACGAGGGTTCCTTTCCCCACTTGCTCGCAGGCTTGCACCATCGCGTTGCGCTGCTGATAGACATCATCGCCGACGAGAAAGGCGGTGAACACGAAGCGGCGCGGTAATCGCCCGAGGTCCTCCGCCCAAACCGTATCGCGATAGGGATATTCGTGCAGCGCGATCCGCCTCCCGGTGATCGTCTGATCGGCCTCGGTGACAAACGACTTGCCGCGCCACGATCCCGGCTGGAGCTGTTCAAACCACAGCCCGCCATTCCACGACCTGCCGCTCGTATCGGCGCGGAGCCAATTACCGGCTGTCTGCGCGATAGAGCCGATGTCGGACATCAGACCGCGGTCAGCTCCTGTTGTTCGACGCGAACCGGCGCGACGGTGACGTCGCCGGAGCCGCGCGCCGTCGTCGAGGTATTTGGCGGCGGGTTGCGGTGCGTCACGGTCACGTTGACATTCCCCGAGGCCCCCGGTGCGCCGGGTGCGCCCTCGACTTGAACCGGCGGGCCTTGCGCGGTGGGTGCCTGGGCGGCGGGTGCCTGCGCGGCGGGTGCCTGCGCGGCGGGTGCCTGCGCGGCGGGCGTGTTGAACAAAGCAGCCTCCTCGCGGCGCCGTTTAACAAGCGGCGCAAAAGGCTGTCCGCGAACTGTAGCGATCCCATGTTCCAGGGATGAGGCAATTCCGGCTGTGTTCCCGGTCTGCACATTTTCGGCGAGGCCGCGCGGCAAGCGTCCGGTGTTGTAGTAATAGGACATGACCGCTTCTTTTTGATTGGCGTTCAGACCGTCCCAGCCGGGTACTCGTTTGCTGACTTGCTGCTCGCGCACCTGGTAGTCGGCGTTAAATAGATCGTTCGCCTGTTCCTTTGTGATTTTGCCAATCGGGATCTGCGCTCCGCTCGCGCCGCTAGCAAATCCCTGGCGCTTTTCCGCCTCGGTGAAGTCGTGCCCGTACCCGATAGCCTGATGCCCGACATCCGAATAAGGATGCAGCACCAGCCCTTCCTGCTTCCGCAGAAATTGATGGTCTCCAGGCGCGCCGGCGGGCGCGGCAGTCGCGGGCGCGGCAGTCGCGGGCGCGGCAGTCGCGGGCGCGGCTGCTGGTCCCATCGGCGGCGCGGGCGCGGTTGGCGCAGCGGTCGGCGGCGTATAGCTCGCGGGTGTCGGACGCATCGCGGGCGCGGCGCTCTGCGGTAGCGGCGGCGCGGCTTGTCCGCCATAAGGCGCGAAGAACTCGCCCGTCGGGCGCATCGGGCCGGGAGCTGCTGCCGGCGGCTGTACGCCTGCCGGTGCTGGTGCGCCTGCCGGCGGCTCTGCTGGATGAACTCCGTAAGGCGCGGTTCCTGCCGGAGGTTCCGGGGCTTGCGCCGGGGCCTGCCAGTCTATGCCAAGACCCTGACGCAGCGCATCGCCTGCCCTACCGGGTAAGTGAAAGAACCAAGAGAAGGCGTCATGTGTCGCCTTGCCCGCCGCTTTCGCCGCCTCGTTAATCGAGTTGAGCGTGCCGGCGACCTTGTTGCCCCAATAGTCGAGCTGCTTCAAAAATTCGGTGATTTCTGCGAATCCGCCCTGCTCGCCCCACTCGCGGAAGCTGGTCGTCAGTTCCTTGACCTTGTCATTCATCTCCGGTTCATGCTTCCGGACAAAATCATTGAACGATTGGATGAGCGGGTTGAAGTCTTCCGCGATGGTCGCGCCAATCGTGTTGCCCAAATGCTCGAAAGTGGTGCTCGTCTCGTTCAGCGACGTTCGCCATTGCCGCAGCGCGTCCAGTTGCTCCTTGCTCATCGGCGGGAATTTCGAGCGATAGGTTGCCACCCATTCTTCGACCGATTTGCCGGATTCTCGAACTTCATCCGACAGGTCGTTGAGGGCTTGACCGCCAATCGCAATCGCCGCCCGCGCTCGGTCGGTCGGGTCCTTGATCTGATCGAGCTTCGTCAGGAGTTCCGGCAGCGCATCGGTCCATTTCCGCATGCTGCCGTCAGTATTCCTAGCCGCAACGCCGAGCTTATCTAGATAAACCGCCGCCTCGGTGTTGCGCCCGGTAAAGGCGTCCGCTAGACCCTGCTGAAGTCCCTTCGCGCCGGCAATTAGCTTATCAACACCAATGCCGGCCAGCCCTGCCGCGCCCTCCAGCTCCTGCAGCTTGTCGGTCGGCAAGCCGAGCTGATCGGCGGCGATCCCAAGCTGCTTTGCCCATTCGGCGGTCGAGCTTGCGAGCTTAACCATGCCGCCGATGGACGCGGCACCGATCAGCGTTTGCCAGCCGGGCAGCGCGCGCAGGATAGATGCGCCCGCACTGCCAGCAGATTTCGCTATCGAGCCGAAACCGTCCGCGACGTGCTTGAGGCCCGACTGATTGACGAACTGCTGGGTCTGCCGCGCCATCCGGTCGAGCGGCTGGCGCAGCGACTGAATGCGCTTGTTGATCGCCTCGATCTGCTTGGACGCATTATCGACGACGGAATAGGTGACGCTATAGCCGGCCATCTATTCCTCGCGCGCCGCGCGGTCGCGGGCGTTTATGCGATTGGCCTGCTCGGTCCACCAGAGAAGCTGCGTACCCGTTAGTGACCAGCCGTCGTGCGGACCCCAGCCCCAGTAGCGGGTGAGGTCGGCGATCAGCTCTCGCCAGTTGCCGGGCCACCGCCGATGAAGCTGGATAAAAAATCGGCGGCCTCGCGGACTTGCGAGATGCGCATTCTCTCGACAACCGCGCGTGGTGTTTTCGAGCCTTGGCTCACGAGGCTGATTTGGTACTTGCGGAGCGCGTGGACCGACATCGCGCCGGCCAGCTCGGCCTCGGCCCGCTCGACCATCTGAGCGGTCGGTTCCTCAAGGTGCAACGTCGAATAGGTCCGGTTGTTGACCTCGATGGGCGGGTCGATCTCAAGATCCATCGTACGCGGCTCATCGTCGTCATTGCCGCCAGTAGTTTCCTCGTCGAAGCCGTTGCCGGCGGCGAGTTGGTTATTGTTCGCTAACATCGGTGCCCTCGAATCTCACGGCGAAGGTTCCCTCGGCGGCGTTGACTTCGAGCGCGGCAACATTCCACATTGAGCTGCCGCCGACGATCTTACCGTTCGCTAAGCTGACCAGAACTTCGACACACCGCATGTCATTGAAGTCGCCGACGCTGATCGAGCCGCTGTCACGCAGGGTCGCCGCGATGTGGCCTTGCATCGGGACTTCCGAAAAGCCGTGAACACTGTCGAGGCCGACCAGGGTTTCCCGCTTCCACTTGCTCGGCGACCAGACGACATCGCTGACGACCATGTAAGCGCTACCGTCTATCGTCACGCCTGTAATACCACCAAGACGCTCGCAGTTAGCCATTGCCCACCTCCTACGATTTCCGGAATTGAAGTAAAATAGCTATCTGCCGGAGCTGGTTCACAAGGTCAACGGGAGCCAGTATCTTCACCAGCCCGTGCCCGGCGTTCTCGGCGATGACGTTCTTTTTGAAGATCGCCGAGTTCTGCACATAGCCGGCGCTTTCGAGCGCGATATATTCGCTGATCACGCTGGCGCGGATCATCTGTGCCGAGACGCAGTTTGACCCGGCCAGGATCTGAGTGCCGTCGCTAACCAGCTTCTTGCGTGCGTATCTGGTCGCGAGATAGTTCGCCAAGTCGCGCGCTACGAACATCAGCCCATACATAGTTTCGACATCGAGGTAGCTGTCGTCGGTCGCGCCCGAGGCCGACTGCTGGTAGGTCGTGCACATCCGCTCGATGATGACCTGTCCGGCGTCGTTGACGCGGAAGGTCGAAATCCCGTCATAAAGCAGCGTGTTGCGCTCGCCGATATCGAGGCGTGATTGGACCGGTGGGGCCTTGAGCTGGGTACCGATGTACTGCAGCGGCAGACCGGGATCGACGCGCAGGCTAGCGGCGCAATAGCCGCCGACCATCGCCGCCCAGACCCAGGACGGATCGGGGCTGTCGTTGAAGCCCATGACCGAGATGTGCTGATCGTTGCGGCCGTTGCCGAACGCAGTCAGCTCGCCCAGGGTGCCGCGGTAAGCGGTGAATGCGCCGCCGTACAGCATCTGCTCCCACGACCAGCGACCCTGGTAATCCGAGAGGAACGCGGCGATCGCGTCGAGGTTGGCGCTGTCGGTAAACGGCTGGACGATAAAGTCATAGGTCTGGTCGGACAGGTTCGCCAGCGCTGGCGAGATGTCCGGGTTCGCGGAGCCGCCGGTCATTGCGGTGATCGTCACGGTAACGCCGGCAGGCGTCGATTCGCCGCCGGCATGGCCGCGATAGTTGACGCGAAGGTCAATGTCGTTGCCGGCCTCGCCCTTGTTCTTGGCGGTCAATGTCACCGTGCCGGTCGCGGCGGTCGCGCTGGCGGCGAGGTCCGGATTAGCGGTGATCGCGGCTGCGGCATTGGTCGCGATTGCCGAGGCGCTATCGTTGAGATTGCAGCCGACCTGAACGCGGACGCCGCCGATATAGAGGTTGAGCGTGCCGGGCGTCGTGCAGGGTCCCGCGAACAGGATCGAGCCGGTTGCCGCTTGTCCTGCCGCATTGTCGATGACTGGCAGCAGCCAGAGGTCGCCGAAATCGTCGCCGGCGAGGTAGGCCGCGGCCATCTGCGCCAGCATCGAGCCACGCCCGACGGCAGTCTCGACCTGGGTCATCGACTCGATCTCAATAGGGATGTCGGGCACTGCGGTCCCGGTCGAAACCATCTGACCGATGACCAGGGATCGCTGCAGCGTTTGCGCCGCGTTGGCCTGCGACGGGTCCATTTCCACGTACACCCCTGGGACCCGATTGCTGTCGGGGTAATAACTGAAATTTATAGACACAGCTTAAGCCCTCCTTGTCCGGTTGTCGGATGCCCACCGCGGGCGAAGGTTAGTGAAGTGAAAGCAGGCGGCTTGCTGCGCCGGATCGGTCAGGTCGAACGATGCACAAGGCTTAATGTGGTCGATCTCCCAGCCACCGCGCCCGTAGTTCTCCCAGGACATACCGGGAATGAACTGCGCTTCGATACGCGCGACGAGGCCGGATTTAGAGCAGCCGATCAGGGATCTGAGCGCGCAATCCGACCGCCAGTCGCGTCCGCTATCGCGATGCTTCAGCGCTTGGTAAAGCGAGCTGCGTAGCCCGAAACTAAGCGGATTACGCAATCTCCATTTGCGATGAAGCGCGCGCTTCCGCTCGGGATATTTCGCTTGATATCGTTTGACGGCAGCAAGATGTCGCGCCGGATCGGCTGCACGAGCCGCAGCCTGTCGAGCGTTGATTTCCTCTCGATGAACCCGGCGGTATTTCTGCTCAGCGATACGCGCGCGAGCGCGGTCGGCCGCCATCAGTCAGGCGCTCGTGGTATTTTCGGGCAGACGCTGCTGGCGCGGCTGTTCCTCGACCTGGCGCGGCTGTTCCTCGACGACGACGACATCTGCGTCACGAAGCCGACGCCGCCAATACTGGGTAAGCGGCACGTCGCGGACCTCGTCGTCCCGCATGTGCATCCGGGTGATCGGGTCGCGCAGCCGGCGGCCCTCGGCGAGCTTTACTTTCATGACAAGACCTCCCTCTGCCTCACGCGGTCGAAGTGTCGATAATGAGTCCGTAAGCGGCGAGCGCCGTCAGCAGCGAGGCCAGCGCCGTTCCGTCGCTACGCGATCCGGTAACGGTCGGCTTGGCGGCGGGCGGGGTCGCACTCCAGACGCCGAGCGAGCCGGACAATCCGCCGCCGGAAAGTGGCAGGAAAGGACCGGCGTCCTGAAGAAAGCTGATCTCGTCGCGGGCGATAGCGAAGTTCGAGCGAACGTCAGCGGTGTAGGCGTGCCCCTCGGCAGGCTTGGTGGCGTCGATTGCTGATGTCATGTCAAGACATCCCAGGTCGTAATGTCATCGTCCCAGCCTGTGGCACCGTCGTCCCACAGCGTTGCCGCCAGCACGTCGACCATGATGACCGCGCCCGGCGGACGCTGGTCGGGCGGAGGCATCTCGAACGGCGGCGCGGTGTAGAGATCGACCTCGATGCCGGTGAGCGGGATCGGCGGGTCGGGAGGATGCCAGCCGTCCTCGTCGGTGATGGTGTAGGGGAGCAGAAATTCCCACTGGTAGAACAGGCGGGCACGGTCGAGATCGAGCATCCGGCCGGCGAGGAACTCATAGCCGCTGCGTCCCGGCACGCGGCATTCAACGGGCGCCCAGTTGAGGATCGACGAGAAGAGCGCCGCCTCCACCTCGTCATATTCCATCGCCGGTTTTTGGCCACGCCGGTCGCCCGCCTCCAGCTCGACGATGACGCCGACGACCTTGCGGACGATCTGATAGAGCCCGACCATATCGCGGTTGCCGTCGCTATCCTGATCGAGCATGACGACGTAAGCGGCGGGCAGAGTCATGTTGGCGTTGTAGTTGATCAACCCCTGGCGGAAGTCGGCGGCCCCGGCGACACGACCGCCGAACGGTGGGCAATAGGTTCTCAGTTGCTCGATAGTCGAGCCGAGGATCATTTCGTTTGCCGCCACTTCAGCCCTTCGTCGAGCGCCTTCTTGATACGGCGGTCAATCTCCGGCGCGGCCTCGGCCATAACGCGGTCGAGGTGCGGTCTGGGAGCCAGCACGCGCCGTGTGTAGCGGCGGCGGACACGCTCGCGCCGTCTCGGCCCGCGACCGACGTTCTTGCCGGGATTGCCGCCGCCCTTTGCGCCGCCTTCGAGAAAGACCGAATAGAATTGCCGCTCGCGGACAGCGAAGCCTTCGCCGTTCTTGTAGGGATAGACGGTGAGCGAGCCGCGCAGACGCCCGGTAAGCATCACCGGCGGATCGCCGGGAGCGGAGGCGCGGTAGCGACCGCCACGGTAGACCCGGCCCGATCCGGTCGTCTGGCCGATTAAGGTCTGGGTCCGCCGCTTGACCTCATTACCGGCGGCGCGCATCACGGACCTAAGCTGGCGCTTGTCCAGCTCGACTCCGCCCCAGGATGTGATCCGCAGTTGAAAGTCGCTCACTCAGTGCAAGACCGGGGGGTTCTCGGCGAAGGCGGCAAATTCGGACGGGTCGGTTGTGCTGACGGTGAGGACTTTTTCGAGTTCGCATTCGATCTCGACGAATCGTTTTCGGCCTCCCGTCTCTTTGACGCGTCGGACGCGGTACAGCTCAGCGCGGAGGGTTTCATCGCTCGGCCGTTTCGTGACGCGACCAATGACATAGATATTTTCGACATAATCGGTCCACCGTAGGCGGATCATATGCGTCACCGGCGTATCGACTTGAGCCGAGGCGTAGAACGTGCCGGGATAGGTCGATTGAATATCCGCATGCGTCGTCGCGATCAGCACCAAGCTTTCCGAAATCGCGCTATTTGGTCCGGGTGCCTGATCCCGGCGAAACAGCATGACCGGCCAGCGTAGCGACCCGATACCGCTATCTGCCGTCAGCGCGCCGGTCGGGTTATCCGGCACCGGCTTGGCCGATCAGGTCACGGACCCTCGCGCAAGTCTCCACCACACCGATGAAGTGCCCATCGACGGTATGGATCGCACACTTCACTTGGTGGGTGATAAGCTTGTTAGGGCTGCTTTTCGCCGCGCGCATCGCGATAATTTGAGACGGGTTCAACTGGATCACATGACCATCGGGGCTATGCACGATTATCAATATGAGCTGAGCGAGGACCGAAATCACACAAGGGTCAGCCTGTACTGATGGGTCAGATACTCGATTGCCGCCGGGACCTCGGGCATCAGCGCATCGCCGCGATTCTCGTACAGGTGCGCGACTAATAATTTCGTCGCCGTGATCAACGGTGCCGGCACAGCCGCGGGACCATCGCCATAGCCGGCGACGAACTCGACCGATACCCGCTGCGGCCACGCGACATAGGGGACGAGCCGCAGCCGCGCGGTTTCCGTTCCGAGGTCGAGTTCCCAATCCGTGGGGTCGAGCCCGGTCGATATCGAATTGCCGTCGGTCGTGCTGACGCTGACGATCTCTTGAACCGGCGCGCGCGGGAGTTCGAGCGGCCGATTAATGAAATACGGCGTCGAATAATAGGGCACCGCGATAGGGATCGCTGGCCCGAAGGCATAAAACGCCACGGAATCAGTCGAGGGCTCTTCATACATGGCCCAGAGCAGGGTTTGGGTAATCAGCGCCCGGCTGGTTATAGCCTCGATCTGCATTCGCGCGGCGGTGATCAGACCGGCGATCAGCGTATCGTCATAATCATTATCGACCCGCAGCCAGGACTTTGCGTCATCGACGACGATCGGTTCCACAAGCGGCGGGCTGGTGACCCAGAGCGAGCTATACATTAGCCGGCCTCGTCATGGTAACGCTCTAGCACGCGTCGCAGATCGAGGACCGGCCCCGGCTTTCCATCGCTCATCACCGGGATGGCGCGATAACCGTCGATGCGCCACTCGACGATCGAAGCCGCCGCGGCACCGGCCGGGCCGCGCTCGCCGCGATCTCCTTTTTCACCGGCCGAGCCGCGTTTTCCTCGCATAGCCGATAGGGCCCAGCCGTCGCCGGGTAACGGTCCCGGATCGTCGTGCTTGGCGCGCCACTCGTGGCCGTCGAACGTCACCAGATCAAATTCCCGGTAATCCGCGCCGGCTTGATAAAGGCCGTGCACGGTCCCAACCGGAGCATCGGTGCCGCGGGCGGCGACGAGTTGCCAATCCGCGTGCGGCGGCTTCTCGGCGGTATCCCGGAGCGCGCAATAAGTAGCGCCGCCGTGAGCGACCAGATCGCTTTCGTAATGCACGCCCGGCCCCCAAGCTTTCAGCCGCGCGAACTTGCCGGGTGGTCCATCGACGCCGCGCGCGCCGGGCTCGCCCTTCTCGCCGCGGTCTCCGGTCGGCCCATCGAGGCCCCGTTCGCCCCGCTCGCCTGCGGGACCCATGGCGCCGGTTTCGCCGCGCTCGCCGGGTTCCCCCTTCTCGCCGCGCTCTCCGGCGGCGCCAGGAGCCCCAGGAGTGCCCTGTTCGCCTCTTTCCCCTGTAGGACCCGCGGGGCCGGCTTCACCGCGCTCTCCGGGCTCCCCAGCGGCTCCAGTACCGGGCTCGCCGGGCTCGCCCTTCTCGCCGCGCGGTCCCGGTGGGCCGTCTTTGAGTTTCGCGAGCCGGTCACCGATTTGCTTTTCATACTCCAGCCGCGCGGTGCGAAGGTTAGCCCGCTCGGTATCGACGCGAGCGAGAGTGGCCTTGATCTCCGCGAGCGCCAAATCCCGTTGCCGGCGAAATTCCCTGAGTTCCTGTGAGAGCCGTCGCCCGACTGCGTTTGCCAGCCCTTCGGCGTCATGCGGCACTGTCGTATCGGTCGAGGGCGGCATCGAGGAGCCGAGCCCAATCTCGTCCATCGGCATTCCCCTGCGGTGGCGGCGGTAGTGGCGCGGCCGGCGGCTTGGGCGGTATCGGCGGCGCTTGCCCCCAGAATGACAGCGGTACGTCCTGCTGTTGCACGCGGGGCTCGTCGCCGTACGGGACAGGTCCGAGATCCTCTAAGGCGCGTGCCTCGTTGATCGCGTAAATGCCACCCTTCACGCCGGCAGCCAGACCATCGAGCCGATCCTTAAATTCCGAACGGTAAAGCGCGCCGGTGTCAAACTCGACGTATTCGACGGGATAGCCGGTAAGGCCGAACAGCCTGCCGAATGCTTCTTCGAGATGGTTGACCGCGAAACCCAGCCCGGTCGATACCCAGAACCGCATCAGCGACTCCGCGCCGCCGCCTCTCGACCCACCTGAGCTGCCGCCACCTCCGCCGCCGCCGCCGCTCGCGCCGGCGATACCGAGGATCGGCAACGGAATGCGGTACGCGACCGCGATCCGCTGGTCGGCAATCCGTAGACGTTCGGCGAGTTCCGCGTCTCGTGGCGTGACATTGCTCGGCGACCATTTCAGCTCGTGGGTAAGGATCGGCGTCCCGCCGGCATTCATTCCTTGGGTTTGGTCGTTCCAGCGCTGACGCAAATCCTGCACGGCTTCGCGACCGAGCGGCAGATCAGTTTGGAGGACGCCGGACGGCCGGCCCTCATTCGCGGTATAGGCCAGCGCTTGGCGGACGAGCGCATTCGAGGCAGCGACATCGAGCAGCGCCCCGGTAAGGGGTGGCTCGCCGATCAGCGGGTGCCGTTTGGTTTCGAGCCGGGCGTGAAATACGTCGCGGTCCGGCACAAAATTCAGCAGCGCTGAGTTGCCAGCGAGCATCCCTTGGACGATCGGGTTGCCTCCGAGCGCATAAAAGATATCGCCGGTTGCCGGGACGATCCGCGGCACACACGCGCGCGGGTCCATCAGGTGAAGTTCGTTGACCTCGAACCGGTTGTTGCGGAACGCGACGGCGTACGCATTCCCGTGCGTATAGAGCGCGGTCACGAGGTTCAGCATGAAATCGGAGATCGTTTCGTAACTGTTCGGCTGGCGCAAGACGCGGGTTAGTGACGAATTTTCGACGCGCTCGCGCCCGCCGTTATCCGTCTGTCGCCAATGCGTACCGGGACACATGGCGATCGTCTGCGCGTAGGCGGCGATGCACGCCTGGACGACTGCCGAGGTACCGAATGGCAGAGGGTCGTAACCCTGCTGCCACCAGTTCCAGCCCCAGCTCGACGGAATCCAGCCGCCGCCGAGCGGCAGGATATATCCGCCCGTAGTCGCTGCCGCCTTTGTGATAGGGCGGAATATCCGCGAGATGATCGCCGGCAGGCTTTGCAAGTGGATCTACTCCCGGCCGGGGGTGCGGCTTGCCGGCGGCGTCGGCGAGGTCGGCGCCGGCTGAGCCGGCGTGGTCGGAGCTGTCGGAGCTGTCGTGTGCGCCGTCGTCTGGCTCGGCCGCGCCTCGCGGGTCTGGTAGGCGCCGCGATTAACGCCCGCTGCTTCGGCAAGCTTGGCCCGCTGCTGCTCGGGGTGTGGCATTTCCGGCTGGTCGATCTGCTGGACATCGTCGGGATGAAGCGCACCGACACGTAGGAGGTCGCATTCCTCCTGAGTCGGCGTCGGCTTGCTCGTCGCCATGACCATCTCGGCCTGGGCTCTTAATTCTCGATGGACGGCCGTTTCGCGGGTGACTTGCTCGCGCGCGGCATGTCGGCGGTCCGCGTCGGCTTTGCGGGCGTCTTCGGCGACTCGGTTGGCGTGTTGGGTGGCGGCGTCGGACATAATCCTAATCCTTTCGTTTTTGTGACGAGCCGGCGCAGATAGTCCCGCGCCGGCTTACGCCATGTGAACCGTCTCGCTACCAAGTAACGCTCTGGGTCCACGCGATAACACCGGCCCGGCGCATTCCCCAATTCATCGGCAGGATCATGCGCAACGCGATGCTGTCGGTCTGGAACATGCTCCGGGCGGGCGCGGCGACGGTAGGCGGAGCGCCGGGGGTCGCGATCGGCAGCGGTGTCGTGTCTTCCATATGCAACACGGTCTGATCGCTGAGGTCGAACCGCGGATCGTCACCCGCGAGCGAGACGAAATCCGCCGCGTCGAGGAGGATGATCATTCCCAGTGGCATCGTGGTCGAGACGATGACCGGATAGCCCATCAGCATTTCGTTGTTGATCTCGGCCTTAAACGGGAAGTCGCCAGCGTTATTTTGCGTGAGGCTGATGGAGACCTGCTGAACCGGGTTCATCAACCAGACTGGGGTCCGAAGCGAGTTCGCTCCCGCCAAGACGCCGATCAGCGCTTTGATATCACCGACCAGCGCGTTGAAGCCGCCGCCCGCCGTCGCGGTTGTCGCCGCTACGCCACTGCGAAGTCCGGCCGGCCGTACCGTCGTCGCCGGATTCGCGTCGATCAACGTGGAGTCGATCGTCACCTGCGTATCGGCCTGGATCATATCCCGCACGACCGTCTCGATGGTCGGGTTGGAATGCTCCATGATCTCGCGGGTAAACGTAGTGATCACGGCCATTTTCTTCAGGCCGAACGTAACTGTCGTGAGCGCTCCCTGGCGGACCGGGATCGGCGCGCCCTCGGCGACGAACGAGCCGGAAATTGTCGGCGTTGACTGGCGGGTCGGAAGCTGGATCGTGCCGAACCGCCCGAGGTCGAGCCGCATTCCCTTGGTGGCGAGCGGCGCATAGATGGCGCCCGGATAGAGCGGGTCGAACCATTCCCCGTAGGCGATCTGCACGAGTTCGGCGGCCCATGTGACCGTCGTCGTCGTCGCCGGATTGGTCGCGGCACGGGTGACGAGCAATTCCGCCAGGACGCGTACCGGCGAATTGTGCGCGATAGCGTCCTCGCCGTAGCGCTCCCGGATGACGTCTATGACGGAACGCCGCCCCTGATGATGCGCTATCATACCGGCGGTAACGGCTCGCACTAAGAAATCGCCGGGCGACATATCTTTTTTCGGCATCGCGAACGGACGCGGTTCGCGCCCGGTCGTCGTCGAAGACGGCACGACGATTTCGCTTTTCAGCGCGAGAGTCGTCTCGGTTTTCTTCAGCCCTTCGAGTTTGCGCTCGGCATCGGCGATCCGCTGATTGAGCCCCTCGGTTACGGTGAGAGCCTCGTCATCGGGATCATCCGCGAGCCCGTTGACGTGATCGGTAAGATTATCCCGCAGCCCGGCGATCTCGGTCTGCGCGTGCTGGATCCGTTCTGATAAATTCATCCTCGTAGTCCTTGCCTGACGAGTTCCGGCTAGCTCGCCAGAGATCGCCCGCCGCGTAGTCCTGTCTTTGCCGGCAAGCTCGCCGAAGATCAGGGCTCGGGTAGCGGGCGATAAATGCAGTGATTTTGCGACAGAGAGCGCGTTCGGGTTGGCCGGTACGGCGACGAGCGAGCATTCGACGAGTTCGCTCTTTGTGAAACGCAGCCCGCCGCTTTTGCTGCCCTCTAGCGGGACCGCGTCCTGGGAGCGAAAGCCGACGCTGACGGCGCGCAGCACACCGGCCTGGATAGCTGAGTGAATTTCCTTCAGCCGGTCGGATACCGGCGGCAGCAATTTCAAACGGCCGCGCAGCTCTCCGGCAGTGACGCCGACATCGCGCCAATTGCCGATGACGAACCGCGAATCGTGATTGAACAGCGCGACCGGGTTCTTGCGGAAGTTTGAAAGGTCCCAACCATTCGCCTCGATAACGTCGCCCATTCGATCGACGGTTTCGTCGGACATGACAAATTCGAGCGGATCGTCGCCCGGCGGCGGCGCCGACGTCGTCTTTTGCGAGACGACCGTTGTCTTAGCGCTCTTCTGGCTATCGCTCCATTGCGACAGGCAGGCGGCGACGGCCTGGTCTTGCTCCATATCGCCGTCCATGGCTTCCGAGACGCAGCGGCTCATAAATTCGGATTGGCTTTCGTCGCCCGATGGTGTCGGAAGCGGCATCCGTCGCTCCTTTAGGCAATCATCGCCGAGATATCGATCACGGTGCGCTTCGCGGTCGCGACGCCGACGGCCATCGCGAGCGCGACGAGAGCGTCGATCCGGTTCGTGGCGTGGCGTTTACTGAACCAGCGATTATCGAACGGGTCGCTTTCGACCGCGGCGGACATGCAAGCGGACATAATGAGCGGACTGCGCCGGATACGAATGCGGCGCTCTAGGATCAGGCTTTCCAGTTCGCGGACCGAGCCGGGCATCCAAAGCTGGCTTTCTGCCGCGCGGCGCTTTCCGGCCTGGGGATGCTCGACGAGCGGGACGGTGACTCCGAGTTCGTCGAGCGCGTTCTCGAAATTCTTGCGGAACGCATAGGCGTCGTATGCGACGGCCTGCGCGTCGTAGTCGTTCTGCGCTTCGCCGATCCGCGCGGCGACGAAATCCATCCGGACGAGCTTGCCGGGGGTCGCGTGAAGATGCCCCTGCCGTGCCCATAATTCATACGGCGCCTGATCCTGCAGCGCGCGCTGTGCGAGCGTATCTTTCGGGGTCCACGCTTCGACCCAGGCATCGAACGTCGGCTGCGTCGAGATGCCGTCCTCGCGCGCGACCTCGACGGAGCCGGTCGGGACGACAAACGCGAGCGCGGTCAGATCGCGCGTCGCGGAAAGGTCCGCGCCCATGTAGAGCGGCTCGCCCGCGTGATCTTCGGGATTAAAGTCGGCCGTGACGGCGTCGAGCGCTTGCCGGCTCATCCACGCGACTTCGGCATCCGTCCAGCAGCAGAAGTGCAATCGGAGAATGCCGTTTAGCTTTCCGGGAATCGCCTTCGCCTGACGGACGACGCTCTCCAGATAATCCGGCTGAACGGTAACGCCGAGCAGAGGATTGCTTTTGGCCCAGCAGCTCGGGTCTTCCAGCGGATCGTCCTCGGGATCGAGGCCGCAGACGAAGCTAAACTCCTGATCGTCGATGACCTCACCGACGAAGGTCGCCGCCTCGTCCGGGGTCCGCGTTCCGGCCGCGATCTGGACCGCGAACTCATGCTCCTGCCAGCAGACCGATTGGCGATCCGAGCCGCTATTCGTGGTCATGACGAGCAGCGGCTGTCGACGCCACTTGAAGCCCCGTTCGAGCATCTCGATGGTTAGCTGGTCCGGGTGCTCGTGAACCTCGTCGCATAGCGCGCAGCTCGGGCGCGGTCCCGAACCGGAGCGGCGGGCCTCGCTGGAAATCGGGCGAAAGAAGCTAGCGGTCCGAAGATCGGCGAGGTTCCAGACCGGGTTGCCGCCGGAGGTCGTCAGCCGCTTCCGGAGAGCCGGCGACTGCTCGCGCATCGCGACGGCGTCGCGGAAGAGCACCATCGCCTGCGCGGTATTCGCCGCAGCGGCGTAAACCTCGGCCCGAGGCTCGTCGTCCGCGAGAAGGCAATACATGCCGATCCCGGCCGCGAGCGGTGATTTGCCGGACCCTTTGGCCTGCTCGATATAGGCCCGGCGAAAGCGCCGCGTCCCGTCCGAGCGGCGCCAGCCGAAGAGCGAGCCGACGATGAATTGCTGCGATGGGTGAAGCTCGAACAGCCCGCCCTCGAATTGCCCGCCGGCGAGACGCAGGACGGTCGGGAAAAACCGAATCGCCCGCAGCGCGGCATCGAGGTCCCAATGAAAGCCACGCGCTTTCGCCGTCTCGCGGTCGAGCAGGTGCCGGCGGCAGGCGTTCCGGATATGCGGGCCGGCGACGATACGGCCGGCAAGGACAGCCTTGGCCCACTGCGTCACGGGATCGACGCGGCGGACCCGAACCGACTTAGCCATTTAAGGCGCTAGGGAGCCCCGTAGAGAGGGCATTGTCTTTCCCGGTAGTACCCTAGCGGCCGGTCCCGTTCCTATGCCGTAGCGCCTGCGGCCGGCTGCTTGCGACGCCACCTTAGCGCGACAAGCCCGACGAGCCCGGTCCCGAGGATCAGGAGACTCCCCGGTTCCGGGACCTCGGTTTTAATCTCGGTCTGGCCCCGGTTGACCAAGCTGCCGCCTGCTACCAACGTGCCGGAAGCTTCCTCGGTCATCGAGAATAAACCAGGGTCGTTGATCGCACCCGAATTGTTGTGACTAAACGAATCGGCAACTAAGGTAACGGAATGGGAGAAGCTGTCGATGAGAGTCCCGGGGTGGTCGGCCACACCCCCATCCGCGCCTTGCTGGTTGGCCGGGTCGTCCCAAAACTGCAAAAGGATGTTGGACCCGATCGCCGTCTCGAACGTGCCAGATCCGCTGGTGTTGAAAGCCGTGACAGGCCCGATAAAGTTGGTCGCGCTTACGGTAAAGGTGATCGAACGGTCGGCCCCGCTATTGTTGATAAGCTGGAGCGAGGACGTGTCGAGGATATTCGTCGCGCCCATCGACGCGATCTGAATAGAGCCGTTTACCTGGACCCCGTTGATCGACTGGTTGCCTAGCTGCAACGTGCCGACCGCGGGGTTGGTGTCGCACGCGGCGTTATCGACGCAGGTCGCGGCGGTGCCGCTAATGTCATAGCTAACGATGAGGGTTGCCCCAGCCTCGCTCCCGCCTAGTAAGGCGGCTGCGGCAACTCCGGCTAAAAACCACTTCAACATATTTTCCTCCTACGCACCGAGAAATTCATCCGTAGGGTCCGCAATCTGCCGGCCCTCGACCTCGATCCGGCTGCGCGCCGAGGGCGTCATACCCAATTCGGCCGCGAAGTGGACCATATCTTTCTGTGCCTTGTTCCGGGTCCCGACGAGCGGGTTCTGGATCGCGTTCCCATTCGTCGTCCGGATCAGGAGCCCGGAGGTTAGCTGATCCGCGGCGGCCATCGTTTTTAACGCGCGCTGGCATTGCGCCCAGCAGGAATAGGCTTCGCAGTAAGCGGCCATAGCGGCGCGGTCTACCATCGTCAGAAGGCCGATCCGATGCTGCTCTACCGCGAGCCGGTTCCACTCGATGAGCGCATCCGCACTCAGCTCCAGCGGCGGGTCCGGCATGAGCGGTATCGGCTGCGGCTCGCGCCGGTTAAGCGTGCGCTTGCCGGGGTTTCCCATAATCAGCTTTAGATGGGTCGGCTTCGGCTTCGGACCGTCTTTCATACGACGGCTGCCATTCCGTAATCGTCCGGGCCGACCGGCAGCTCGAATCCGTCGCGCGGGATTAGCTTCGTATGCCGGAACGGCCGGAAATCGACGTAATGGTGAGCCCGGCCCCAACGCCACGCGAGCCGCGCTACGTCCGGGTGAAGCCGCACGATCATGCGCGATTTCGGGAGCGTCCCTTCCTTCGCGTAAAAGGCGTCGGTATTGCCGCCCTTCATCATTTGGGTCGGCTCTTTGTGCTGAAGGAACGCATTGAACTGGACCGTACACCACCCGGCTTTAAGAACGCGCAGCGACAGGTCGAGGTCCTCGTTATACCGGCCGCGCCAGCGAAACGGGAGATCGTTGCGAATCAAGATGCAGGAAAAGAGCCGGGTATTCATCGTAAAGGCGGGCATTTTCGCGCGCCGTTCGGCGAACATAAAATAATTCGGACCAGCGAGCGCGACGTTCTTATAGCGCAGCGCGAAATCTTCCATGCAGCGGATCAGAGTGCCGTCCGAGGCCCGGATAAACGTGTTTTTGTGGAGCCGGTAAAATCCTCGGATATTGTCGTCGATGATCCAGTGACGGTCCGCGCCAAGCGAGACGGCATGATCCCACGCGAAATTCCGCGCCGGTCCCGAGCCGGGGCTCTGGCCCTCGGCTAAATCCATGCAGTGGTCGTAATCCCGCTGATAGCGCTTATCGAGGACGAGCAGCTTCTGGCGGTCGATGACCGCAGCATAGGCTGCGTGTTCCTGTTCCTCGACGATCATACGGAATGGGACGCCGATACGGTCGAGCACCCGCGCGGTCTGCCGCTGCTCGTGCCGTCCCTTCGAGGGAATATAGATCGGAAATTCAGGCTGCGGCATTAGCCGGCTGCTGATCCTTGAACGGGTGCGGCTCTTCCCACGGAAACCACATGTATTTTGCTTTCGCGGATACGCTCTGGCCGAGGAGCCGGGCGAACTCGTCTACCGCGCCTTGGTCCTTGAAGTGGACGACTATCGAGCGGAAAGCGTGCTGGTCATCCTGCGTAAAATCGGGCATTCCGGCCCACTCTTCGGCCGGGTCCCGGTCGTGCGCGAAAAGCTGGTCGATTTCGAGCGCGTGAAAGCCGATGGTACCGAGATCGACGGCCATGCCGCGGAGGTCGGCTAGCTCGATCCGCAAAAGATCGAGGTCCCAGCCGGCGTTTAACGCCAGCTTATTGTCCGCGAGCGCGTAGGCGCGCTTCTGCGCCTCGGTCCAACCGCGCGCCACCATAACTGGAACGGTCGCCAACCCTAATTCACTCGCCGCTAATACCCGGCCATGCCCCGCGATTATTCCTCCAACCTCGTCGATCAAAACCGGAATCGTCCAACCCCATTCCCGGATTGAATTAGCTATTTCCTGCACTTGCTCCGGCGAATGCGTCCGCGCGTTCCGGGCGGCTGGGACGAGGCTCGCGACGTCGCGGCGCTCGACCTTATCGGCCGGCCAGGGCAGCGCTTCGGTCATTAATTTGACCCCCGCTTTGAGATTCGCGTCGGTGCCAGGAAATC